CTTTTGGACAATCTCCAACAATTTTTACCTTAAATTCGTAAATCTTTTTGTTTTCTGTCAAATAATCTTTAAATGATTTCATAGTATGATCCCAGTATTGTATTTATTTCATTTGCTTTAGTTTTTCAAGCAAGCTGTTTCGATCTGTGATGATAACACCGTCACCTGTGAGGTTGATGCCTTCGTCTGCGTTGTTGGCATCTTGGTCTAACTTCTGTTTTTTCAACTGGAGATCTATCATTTTTAGTTTTTTGTCTAATTTTGCACTTTTTGCATCAATGGCGTTTTTCAACATGGTGCCGGCAACTTCAAATAATCTAGCACTGTAACGTGCTTCCACATTCATGCCAAGGTCCATCAAATCATCGTAAGCATCAGTGGCTTTTTTGGCTAAATCATCCAACTCAGTATCTGCAATATCGCCTAGACCCTTTACTTGAGGTAATGCTGCTGATATTTTATCGTATTCGCTGATGTTGCGAAGTAGCGGAGCAACTTCTGTTTTTGCTTGACGTTTTTCATCGTCCTTAACAATTTTCTTGCTTTCAGGCAAATTTAATAATTCTTCTAGTCGTTTTGTCATATACTTACTTATGCTCACATCTGACTGAATATATCATTTTCATTGAGAATTCGGAATTTTATGCCCTGTTGCCCGCACCAAAGTGTGGCTGCTTTCCATTTGGCTTGATTTTTAACAAACTGTGCTTGATTGTATTTGTTCTTGCCCACACGCTCAAGAATTGTTTGACTTGCTGGTTTAATTTCAATCAGCTCAGTTAATATTCTGTTCTTTTTATCAACATATTGTATGAAGAAATCTGGCACATACACAGTTTGGCGTTCAGTTAGTGGGTCTCTATAAGGAATTTGTATAGCTTCACTGGCCCACTTTATTATGCTGGGATTATTGTCACAGAAGTTCATGAAACTCCATTCCCAGCTGCTTCTGTATGTTGGAATTTTAGTACCAACATATTTTTCGGGATGTTTAATTACAAACTTGCCTCGTGCGAATTTTGCCATTTTAGATTAAAATGTTACGTGCTTCGTATGTGTTAGTAACTGTTGCAGTTCTATATCCCAACACGCTGGTACTGTCTCTGCTGGCGTTCAGTACCTGGGCTACCACTTGAGTCAATTGTATATCTGTGAGAACTTTTAATGTGTCCATTAATGTAAACACATTTACATTTTCTTTTCTAGATTGTGATAACAATATAATTGCTACTGAATTTGCACTGACTTTATCAAATCCACGTTTGGTAAAAAATGCAACGGTGGCATCAATTTCTCCGGCAGGAAAACTGTATGAATTTGCCAAGTTGGCTCCAAAGAATGTTTTTACATTGATAGGACCAGTTTGTTTTGTTGAGGGTAAATTAAATGCGCTCATGATTACCAACCTGGTCCCTCGTCGTCAGATCCGCCAAATTCTTCAAATCCACCTGCATCTTCAAATCCACCTGCATCTTCAAATCCACCTGCATCTTCTGTTCTAAAATCTGTTTCATAATCATAAGTATCTGCTCCAGTGTCAACTTCTTGCGCTTCTACAGCTGGATCTTCTTCAAATCCTTCTGGATTACTTAATAAGGAACCCGAATCGTCTAATGACTCTTGAGGATTGTCGCCTTCTATTTCACTTGCTGTTCCGCTTGCTCCTGGATTTGCTACATCATCGGTGTTCTTGCTACCAAAACTTGGAAAACTAAATCCTGATAGTCCACTAACTAAGCTACTGGCCGCGCCTAATACTCCTACCACTCCGAGTCCCCTAGCAAGTCCAGATGCCAATCTACTAACAGGTTTACTGGATAATTGTGTGTTTTGATAAGTGTTAACTTGTGCGATGGTGTTAGACAGTATGCCGCCGGCACCTGCGCCGCCACTGGACACAAAACTGGGTGATGTTACACCGTTGGGTCTACTACCCTTTAACGGACTGGGTGTATTGTCGTAATGTGTGTCGCCAAATCCTTCCGGAGCATCTTGGCCAACATTGCCAACACTGTAGCTGACTGATTCATAACTGAACTTCATGTCAAAGTCATGCATTGAATTTTGACTATAATCTAATTTATTGTGGTTCCAACTGGTTATAACTGGGTTATACAAGTGGTAGCACACATACTCGTGGCGGGCCATTTGATATATTTTAATGTAGTTGAAAAATGGGTCAGTACTGCCTGCATCGTATCCGTACACAGATGGTATGGTGCTGTATGCTTTGGTGGCATTTCTGGCATATGCACCTGGAATAGTTGCTGTGTTACTGTCAGCATAGTAATAAGAAAAATATTCTTGCCACAACTGATTAATCAATCCCATGTTATCATCGTGAAACTTGGCTCCAATTTCTTGGTAATTCACACGATACTGCACAATCTTTTTTCTGTTGTACTGATTCAATGTTTCTGTCACTATTGCAAAATTAGGTAAATCGATACTTTTAACCAACATGTTGATTTCTTGGCCGTATGACGATACCAGTTTAGAATTTTTTGTATTGATACCAAACGACACGTGAAATTGAAAATTAAACTTAGGAGCAAGTCTAAACTGATCAACATTGAACAAATTGGCAGCATGAGCATAGTCCCGAAAAATTGTGGAACCGGTCCTGGTGAGATTAGAGTTGGGTGTGAAGGCCATAACTTTATTTATCGAAAAAATAATGTACGCACTTAACTAACAATCATAATAAAACCCACCGAAGTGGGTTTTTGTATTATGAACCTAAAACAGTAGTTCCGCCTGGGAATGTCTGTACTGTGGTGCCAGAACCAATTCCATTAGTTGGATTCAACTGCACAGCATTGTCAAACTGTATGCTTAGATCAATCATTGCAGGAGTTTGTTCGCTGTATTTCAAATCTGTATAGTTTGTTGAAACTATGTAGCAACCATAGCACACCCATGCTTCCAACACAGTTGGAGTGTTAGTGCCGTTGCCGCCATCTAACATTTCAATACGCATGGTGAATTTGTAGTCACCTGCTGAAGCTGCACTGCTTTGTTCAAAGAAGTCAAATTGCTTTTGATTCTGTTCACCAACCAATGTTGTAACTTGATTGGTAACATCGTCTCGTAATTTGATTGAGATAGGATCCCAACTTGGTTTGCCGGCATAGTGAATAATTGAATTGTAAATCTCAATCTTTTGATCCGCAAATTTCACACTTGGACGGGCTGCTTCTGAAACTTGTTTTGTCAGTTCAGTTACTGCGCCAGACACGCCAAAGTTTTCAAACGAAATACGAAATCTGTATTTTAGTTTGGGCATCAACAAGCCTTGCGAGCTTGCACTTTGGTCTGATGCTAACGGTACTGTAAAGTTTGATAGAGCTGCAATTGCCATTTAGTTTCTCCTAATTATGTGCTCAAGCCTGCGATGCCGCCAGTATTTTCTAAACGCAACGGAATGTAAATAAATTCCACAGCTTTTACTGGCTCAATGGCTATGTCGACGTGTAGTTCGTTTGCATCAATTCTAGACGGTGTGTTGTTTGAATTATCGCACACTACTAAGAAATCATACAATGCTCGTTGTCCAACTAACTCAAGCAATAGTTTTTCAATCTGTTGTTTGATTTGGTTACGTGTGATAGTATCGTTTGGTTCAAAGATATATGGTTTAGCAATAACGTTCAATTGATAACGTAGATAAATCACCAAACGAGCCACATTGATACGATCCAAGCTGCTGGCCACTAGTTGACGTGTTTTCTGTCCGTAAACCACTAATCCTGTTCCAGCAAGATATGTGATTGGATTAACATGAATGCCGGCCATTGTGTCGCGTTGACCTTGATTCAATGCCACTGTAACAAATTCGCCTGAATCGCTTGTGACATAACCAACGCTGCTTGCGTTTGATACGCCACCACGACGTACACCAGCTGGTGCAAACCATGGATAAGAAACATTGTCGCTCAGCGCAATTGTACGCAACATGATGTGACTTGGGGGAACAACAATATTGCGTCCGTTCAAGTCAGTTGTGTATCCCCACGGATAGTAAACAGCACTGTACGGACTAGTTGCAATCAATCCCACGTCGCCATCGATAGCTGCGCCGGCAGCGTTGTTACCCCAGTTGCTTAAACTTGTAGCATCTGGTGTCAAGCGGGCTGGTGTGTCTAATACGATAAATGCTGATAAGCCGTTGTCTGCATTCAAACCATTAAGTGCGCTGGCTGCTTCTAAATAGCCTGGGCAAGCCAACAAGTTATAGATAACTGTGTCAGGTTGACGAATGCCTTGATTGCTTTGTATTGTGGCTTGAATCGCTTGCAACACCACAGCACGTTGTGCTTTGCGGCCAAATTGTCCAACACCAAATGTGTCATTTGGAGCTGCTGTTACCCAACGATCTGGATAATAGTAAGTTTGTGCAGCATTGCCCATGCGTGGATTTTGTTCTGTTGTGTCAACATATCCAACTTCATATCTCTTAACATTGTAACCACTACGGCGTGTGTTCCATAACAATGTTCCTTTTGGATACAATGCAGGATCTGGAGCATCACCATCTAAGAAGTTACTGGCAAGCAAACTGACGATTGTGTCAGGAGCGCCGGTGCCTTCAAATGGTGAACCCAAGTTACCGTTGGTGCTTTGATCACTCCAACGTGCATCACCGAACACAATACCAGCACTGGTCACTTGATCTGTGTTGTCAATCAATACCCACTTCTTGTTTGCAAAATCCCACTTGTAAATGATAGGATAATTTTCAGTGTCGCCTGTGTAGATCCACAAATCACCGTTGGCCAATGTTGTGCCAGTACTTTGTGTTTTAGGCATACTTGCGCTAATGATAGGACCGTTAGGATCTGTATCACCCTGTGTGCCGAATGGATTATTAATTGATTTGCCGCCTTTGATAACAGCACTACCCACTGTGGTATCTACACTGCGATAGCCTACCCAGCGTGAACCATTGCACACCATGATGTCCACATCATTTAGGTAGCTGTCATACCACAATGCACCGTCTAAAGGAGTTGTGGTCAGTGGAGTTGCACTTGGTGTAGCATATGCTGAATTACCAACCATTGTGCCCCATAATGACGCCATTGTACCTATGCCAGACGGATTTGAATAATAGTTCAGTGTCGAACCAGCTGTGAACAACTTGCTTAGTGTGGCAGCTGCTCCTGAACCGTCCACAAACACAATGTCACCGCCGCGTTGGTGAGTGATAGTGATTGAAAAATCACTGTTAACTTCTGCAGATACCACACTGCCAACCAATGCTGCTTGCAATGCTGCAACCAAATTGTTTGCATCTGATTGACTATTTCCAGTACCGGTAAATGCCACAGTCACTGGTGTTGTCAAGTAGCTGGCGTAACCGTCAGCATCAACAGTGCCAGGTGTTAACGAAGTTTCTGAAATTGTGAAACTATACGCGGCAGCATTTGTAAATGTGCTGTTGCCAACTGGACTACTTGTAATTTTTGTTACGCCGGCTGCTGTGCGATAATAAATTTTGAAATCTGCCAAACTGTTGGTAGTAAACCCACCATCATTGAATTTCACATATGCAGCACTGGCTGAAAGATTAATACCGCCGCCAGTTGGATCCAATGTTGCCAACGCTGTTCCGTTATTTGGCAACAAACTAACTGGCTTCAAGACCCAAGCAGATGTGTCTGTACTGTATTGTTTAAGCACCCAGTTTGCACCATTGTTGACATTTGTAGTTTTGCACCACACACTGCCTGTGGGATAACCGTTGGCTGTGCTTGTGTTGTCTGCAGTACCAAATGTTGGAACATTGTAGTGCTGGCTTGCTGAAAACGTAGGAGCCAAATAAGGACTTGTTGAGAATCCCAATGCGGTTGCAGCTGTGCCACTTAGTGTTACACTTGCACCTGTTGAATAGATGTTTAATATATTGCCAGCAGCTCCTGCGGTAACACCAAACAATACACCGCCACCGCCGTTAATGGCTGCGGCCAATGCTGCCACTGTGGCAACACCCGACACATTAACTGTGCTGGTGCCGTTGCTGATAGTCAGTACACTGCCACCAGTAGTAACTGTTGTGGTTGCTACCAATTGGCTTGTACTAACTGTGTAACTTGTACCTGTTGTTGGTGAACCTGATGCACTTTGATTCAATGTGTACACGCCCTGGCCGCCGTTTGTGCCTGACACAAACGCAACAATGTAAGTGCCAGCAGTAACTGAACCGCCACTCAATGCCATACCAACTGTAATTGTGCCATTTGATACTGCACTAACTGTCAATGTTGTTGTGGTGATGGTAGCTGTAATGGTCACTGTGTTGACTGCTGTGATTTCTGTACCAGCAACAATTGTGCCGCCAGACAACACTTGTCCCACAGCCAAAGTGCCGCCTGAAACAGTGCCATTCACTGTCATTATCACACCACTGCCAGCAACAGCTGCGCCGTCACCAATAATAGCACTGGCTGCTGAAACACCAGTGGCTGTTAGCACTGGGCTAGCTACTGTGCTGATAGCTGTTGGGCGGCTAGCTGTCCATTGTTGTGATCCAACTGCAACCCAAGTGCCAGCGGCCAATACACCGTCTGTGGCGCCTTTCTTGTAGTATAATTTGTTCAGTGTGGAAGTTGCCACTAGAGCATATGTACCAGTTGTACCAAAGCTGGCCAATGGTGCATTACCTGCTGTGCCACCTATCAACAAACTTGTGTTGGTGATAACTGTCACTGCTTGTGATGTGAATGTTTGGCCGCCGGTAGTTGTGGCAGAATTGGCATTCCACTCAAAAATACCAAACTTGCTTTCTGCGGTATCCAACCAAACAGTTCCGTCTGCTGGCTCGCCTGATGGGCTGTTTGTTGTACCGATCAGTTGTTTTGTATCCACATTTGCACGTACCACATAAGCACGATTGCTCACACCCAAGAAACTGTAAGCTGCTTGCAATCCATATTCGTTAAGTTCGCCAGCATTAACTGGATTGCCTTCTGCATCAGTTTGAAAGTAAGGAATACCAAATGTATTTCCAAGATCCATCTGACTTGTGAGCAACCAAACTTTGCCAGCATTTGCTGCTGTAGTACCTGGAGCAATACCAGTTCCGGCAGCATTTAATTTGTCTTGTTCAGACGCTATAATTATTAAGGGTACGGTGCCAGGTGCTGCCGGTGTATAAAAACTTTCGTCTATTACGCTTACGCTAACGCCTGGTGAACTTAGTTGTGCCATATTTTATCTCCATGTGTACATGTTCTTAATGTATTTAGTAGTTTTTGGTTTTTTATACCTAATATAAGCCCACGGAAAGGGATTGAAAAGGTGTAAATAAAGTATGAGACCACTTTGCACATGCGGACACAGACCCGCAGCTGTTAACTATATTAAGAACGGCAAAACATATTACAGGAGATTATGCGAGGCATGCCTCAAAGGCGGCATAAATGCCAGCATACCCAGATGGTATCGATCGGGGTACCGATTAAAACATCAATGTGACAAGTGTGGCTTTAAAAGTCCGCATCAGGAAGTGTTCAGTGTGTTTCACGTTGACGGCGAACTTAATAATTGCAGACCGGCCAACTTAAAAACAGTTTGTTCTAACTGTGCCAAGGTACTTCACAAAGAAGGCGTTAAGTGGAAACAAGGCGATCTTCGACCAGATTTTTAACCTGTGCAAACAAGTCATCTATAGTGCCATCGTTATCCAGCACATCATCGAAATTGGTGCCCACCCATGCAGTTTCACTGGCATGAATTTTTTCATTCTTTAACCAGTCTTGAGCATTGCCACTGCCGCGATTTGCCTGCATAGCAATGTCCAACCAGTGTGGTTGAATGCCACGTTTCACACACACAATAATGCCGCCTGCTTGTTTGATACTTTTAATTTCGTTGGGGAAACGACAGTCTGATATAACAACGTTGTCAGTGCTGGTGCGTAGTTTGTTTTCCAGGCTAGCAATCCACATGTCATCGTGAAACCCTTGGCGGCAAACTTCAGTGCCCCAATATTGCAGAATCCAGCGTGGCGTAAGATTAGGCATGTTCAAGCGGTTGGCCCACCACGGATCCACTTGTTCACGCCATTCACGGGCTTGTTTTGTGCGGCCTTCCAGCATGGTTCTGTCCCAGCCAAACACCATACTCACAGCATCTTTTAAACTGTTGGCAAACGACTCACGTCTAAAACCGTGGAAGTTAGTGAGATAATCAGCAACTGTGTCTTTGCCAGAGCCAATAAAACCGCATACGCCTATAATCATAGCACCTCCGTTGATGTGCTATTATATAACAGTTTTATTGCAAGGTCAAGAGTTTTTTAGCCAATTACAAATGTCATTCCAAAGCCGCCTGCTGTTAGATCTTGTACTTCTTTATCTAACTTTTCCATTTCTTCTTTGGCTTCAGAAATTAATGCAGTACCGTTCAGAGTAATTGGGCTACCAGGGCCCGCAATTGAACCAAACTTAGAGCGTGCTTGACCCAGTATTTGCTTGCACACTGCAAGTGAGTAATTTCTCAGCCATTGTTTGGCATAGATATCCTGTAACAATACCCAGTCTGGTCTAAAGTTGTAACTTCTGATGAGAATTTGTTCGCCTTGTGCAAACGGACGTTGTAAAATATCCAGAGTGTGGCTGGTGGGTTTCCAGTTGTATTCGATATAGCTACCAAACATACGGCCAACCAGTTTTTGATAGCCAGCAAATGCATCGTATGTTGCCAGTCCACCCATCATGCTGCCTGACATCAAATAGGTATTTGTGTAAGCCAAGTTGAACGGTTCAAACAGTGTGCCGCCGGCGCCAAGTCCAGTACGAGATCCAATTGCTCTGCGAAATACTTCTCTAACACCAATAACTTCATCGGGTAATCTGTATTCGTTTTGATCCTGTATCAGTTCTAAAAACAAATAACTTTCTTCCACAGCATTGCTGCTACGTTGACGGTAGTGAGTCAATGCTCGCTCCAGGGCCAACTCCATGTGAGCTGGATCCAGTTCCACATCAATCATACCATCGCCTAGCATGAGTTTGATAAACTCAAATACTTTATTGCGTTCTACCGTAGAATTTGACTGAGTTGTTGATGGTACGTTATCTGCCATTATAATGTTCTCCTATGGTATTTATCGCTAAGAGTGTCTTACCATAAATACAATCATGCCAAGACTATCTTTATATAAACCAGAAAAAGGCCGAGATTATCGGTTCATAGACCGCAACATATCTGAGATGTTTCAGGCGGGCGGAACCGATGTATACTTGCACAAGTATCTGGGTACAAATACCGACGAAGCAAATGCCACAGCTGATCAGCCGCATTATGCCACCACAAAAGAAACAAACATACAAGATCTGTTGTTTTTGGAGAATAGAGATCGCACATACGACACACAAATATACAGAATTCGTGGCCTTTACAATGTGCAAAACATTGACTTTAATCTAAGCCAGTTTGGCCTGTTTATTGACAACGATACCTTGTACATGACCGTACATATAAATGATTTTATCAAATACATAGGTCGTAAACCCATCAGTGGAGATGTGATAGAATTACCGCATTTGCGTGACGATTTCGCTCTTAATGATTTTGATGTTAGTTTGCCTAGATACTATGTTATTGAAGATGTGGGTCGTGCAAGTGAAGGTTTCAGTGTAACTTGGTTTCCGCACTTGTATAGATTAAAAATAAAGAAAGTCACAGACAGTCAACAATTTTCACAGATATTTGATCAACCAGCAAAAGATGCCAACGGAGATCCCATAGCAAACACCACTCTGAGAGATTTACTCAGCATGCATAATCGAGAGTTGGAAATCAATGATCAAATTGTGGCACAAGCAGAGATCGATGCACCAAAAAGTGGTTACGAAACTAGACAATTTTACACCCTGGCTGCTGATCCAAACACGGGTAATTCTTTGTTAAAAACAGCAGACGCAACTGATTTGTTAGCCAGCAGTGGTGGCAGCAGTGTGTTGGCCAGCACAGCAAGTTCTGTGCCTCAGCGTAGTGGTTATACGGGTTATTTGTTAAGCGACGGTTCGCCGGTCAATGGATATGAGTTTGGGCATGGTATACAATTTCCCGCTAACCCAGCAGCAGACGATTTCTTTTTGCGTACAGATTATCTCCCCAACAGATTGTATAGATTCGACGGGGTAATAAGTGCATGGATTGCTGTTGAAGATTCTATCAGAATGAACATGACCAATAACAACACTAGAAACACCCAGAAAACAGGATTTATCAACAACACTGCTTACACCTACAACGATGCAGTGATCACCGATTATATAAATCTATCCGAGGGTGACGTGGTAATCAACACATCAATTAGTAACACAATAACAGCAAATTATGTTGTGATCAAATTTGAATTGCAAATATTAGAATACGAAGTTGTTCGATATCCTGAATTGTTCACAACATATCAGTACACTGACAAAATAACTGGTGTACAAAAATTAGCCAAAAAGATCAATTTGCCAGTAATCAATGCTGTGCAACAGTCAATACCGTATGATGGACAATGGATCATTACTTTATACAACACTAGAGACGCTCAGAAACAAAGTCTGAGTAAGGCATTAAAACCCAGGGCAGATTTATAATGCATATCTATAAATTTACCCATTTGGAATCTAATCGATCTTACATAGGACAAACTATACAAAATAAAGGTACGAAGTCATGGAAATTAATAGACGGAAAGCGAGTCTGGTATATCAAGGAGGCTTCGGTTTAACGCCGTTGTACTAAAATCGAGTTCTTCTACGATGGGCAAATAAGACGTTACATCACACAAGTGATACGTGTGTTCAGCAATTTTGTGGTCAAATACGGCGACGGCACACTGGTGCGCATACCAGTGATGTATGGCAATACAGATAGACAAGCAGCCAGTATCATTCGTCAAAATTCAGAAAACAAAGTCAACAGCGTTCCAAGGATTGCAGTGTATGTGTCTGCACTTGCGCTGGATAGGGATAGGCTTTCAGATTCGTCATATATCAGCAAGGTAAACATTCGAGAACGAGATGTTGCCAACGACACATACACCACTGGACAAGGCCGAAATTACACCATTGAACGTTTGATGCCAACTCCATTTAAATTAACGCTGAAAGTGGACATCTGGAGTGCCAATACTGAACAAAAACTTCAAATCATGGAACAGATATTGGTGTTGTTCAATCCCAGTTTGGAAATACAAACGTCTGACAACTACATAGACTGGACCAGTTTAAGTGTGTTAAATTTAAATGACATTAGTTGGTCCAGTCAAACTGTTCCAATTGGGGCAGAAACTCCCATCGAAGTTGGAACACTCACATTGGACACACCTATATGGATCAGTCCGCCAGTCAAGGTAAAACACCTTGGTGTTGTTACAAAAATTGTTGCCAGCGTGGCTGGTAACGCAACAACCAGCGGCACTTATATTGATGGTTTAGGCACTGATCCCATGGGATCAACTTCTGTAACCAGTGGAAGTTTATTTGATTTAAGTGCAACCATTGACGATTACAGAATTGAAGTGTACGGCTCCACTGTGATATTGTTAAGTGCTAGCGAAAGTGTGATCCCAAGAGAGCCCACACTGGACATGCCTGTTAGACAAGGAACTCCAATTAATTGGGACACTGTGTTTTCCACAAGTGGTGGTCGATACATTGCTGGTAGCAGCATGATTTTTCTTGCTCAGCCCAATGGTAGTTATGTTGTGGGCACTGTTGCTATCAGTGCGCTGGACCAAACAGTGTTGAGTGTGAACTGGAATGGGGATACACTGACCACAAATACTGGCATTGATAGTAACGGTATTTTAGAAGGATCCAACAAGTTTATTGCAGGCACTGGCTCAGTTAATTACAATGCCAGCACCAGCTATCGTCCCAACAGTCCTGGTACATTTGATGCAATTGTTAATCCACTAACATATAACCCTTATCGACCACTGGGTACAGAAATAACTGACCAACCCATTGTTGTTGGTAAAAGATTTTTGATTATAGAAGATATAGGAGATATCACTAATGTGACTCCGGCACAAGCATGGGGCGCACTGGTGGCAAAGGCCAATAATATCATAGAATGGACAGGAACTGCATGGCATATAATATTTGATCACAGTCAGTATCCAGACACCATGGTGTGGCAAACGAATATATACACTGGAGTTCAGTATGCATGGAACGGAGTTTCATGGGTCAAGAGCTTTGAAGGTATATACGAGGCCAAACAGTGGAAAATAGTGTTGTAAAAGAATCAATAGTTTGCAGTGGTGCATTGTTTTATGCCAAGGCCACACGACGATTTTTACTGTTACAAAAAGCACATGGCAAACACGAAGGCACTTGGGGCCTCGTAGGTGGCACTAACATTGCTGGAGAAACTCCGTGGCAAGGTCTACAGCGGGAAATAACTGAAGAAATAGGCACAGTGCCCGCTATCATCAAAACAATTCCTTTAGAAACCTTTGTGAGCAATGATAGAGTGTTCAATTTCCACACATACCTGTGTGTGATAGACAATGAATTTGTGCCCTTGTTGAGCGACGAGCATCAAGGATGGGCATGGACCACAGTGGATCGTGCTCCTAAGCCCTTGCATCAGGGCCTACGCAATAGTTTTTCAAATAAAATTATTCGCACCAAACTACAAACTGTGTTTGATCTAGTGGATTTGATCTAACAAAAAAGCCGCATACAGCGGCTTTTTGTTGATTACGCCTGCGCTTCACCCCAACGCAGCACCACGTTGGATGTAACAGCTGAGCCAGCTGTTTTATAAATGTTAATGGCCAACACATCTGGACCGTTTGGATACGTACCTCGGCCACCAATAGTAGTATTGGTCAATTCTTTCAACTGACTCAGGTCCAAATTACTCAGTGCTCCAGATGTTGCAATGAATGAAAACACAGTTTCACCGGGCAATGCATATGGTGGTTGTCCAAAGCCAAATGTAACTTGTGTTGTGCCAGGAATAATAGTTACACCGTTGTTTAAATTCTGTGTAAATGTTACTCTGTAGTAATTAGTGCCAAAGTATGTGGGATTGGTCACACCGTTCACATTGGTACCAGCTGGGTAATTGTTGTCAGTTGAGTACACCTGTGTACCAATTGTGGCAGTTGTAGCAGACCACTCTGCTGCACTGAAGAACAACACAGATGTATTGGTAACATTGTAACGTCTAGTCACAGTCAGTGTGGTGTCTCCAGCGGTGTTGCCAGTGAATCTGCTGCTGATTTGTATATAATAGTAACTGCCGCTTGCCCCAATGAATTGAATCTGATTGCCCGAAGTGGGCACATTAGTGCCTGACAAGAAATCGCCCACAGCCAAGCCGCTTGTTTGATAACTTGCATAATCAGAGTTTGTTACAAATAAGTAGTTGACGTCGCTTCTGATCGAATTGGCGCCAAACGGAGCTGCACGAGCTGTGATAGAACCGGTTGGAAACGCTTGAGTTGTGATAGCAGTGCCCACAACAGTTGCCCCAGTGCTCCATGTCACACTACCACCAGGAGCAATTTGACTAAAACTGGGTTGGCCGCCTGCAGCTTGAGTACTTAATCCAGTCCACTGAATGTTGCTGGGGTTAGTTGGATAGTTGCTGGGATTCAAAATACCCTGAATAACAATACCACCAGTTGCTCCGCTGTCCACAGCACAGTCAATATTTTGTAGCAATAATTGCGCACGATTTAACAACTCTCTGTCGCCTAGGTCGCCTACTGTGGCATTACTGACACTGGGTGCTAGACGTAACAAGAATGCTGTTTGAATTGTGCTGGATACACTGATGTTGGTACCAACATAGTTGAACAAATATCCTCGGTCTTGGTCGAATCCACCGTCTGTAATAAATGCTGAGCCCCAGTGACTGATGTTTGGTGTGGCTGTTTGTGTTAACAAATATAGTCCAGTGCCAGTTGGCTGACCGCTACCTGTTGTGCCCTGGAATGTTCTGTTAAGACCTGATGCAAATACTGAATAATTTGTGCCGCGAGTACATCCTGTAAACGATGTTAGTGTTTTTCCAGTGTACTGAATAATTTCACCTTCTTGATTAAGCACACCAGCTGGCGGAAATAAACTGGTGTCACCAACTGATAACACAGTGTCGTTGCTGGTACACGGAGCACTCAACACAGTTCTAGGGCCTTCGTTGATAACTTCATAACGCACTGGCATGTTGCCTGAACGCATGTACGCTTCAGTATTGACGTTGCTGTGTTTTACACGATGCACTGTGATGTAATTGCCTTCAGGACCACGCAACATCCAGTCAATAAATCCAGCACCGTACCAAGTCCACTGTATACCAACCATCTGCATTTTGTTTGGGTTGAACAAAAATCCACTGGGATTGAACACACTGTTTGTTCCATCACAACGATCCAAGTTCCATGTGTTTTGAGGATGTAAAAAGTCAATTGTTTTAGCTGCTTTAACACCACTTTGCGATGAGACACCGCGGTAGTCTGGTGTAACATACATCAGCGTGTCACTTACCACATTTGATATTTTGTGTGTCATGCCTTTGATAACAATACGATCGCCTGCGGCCACTTGGGTTGAGAATCTAGTATTGGTTCCAGTCACTGTGTTGCTGTCAGGTGTCACTGATAATGTACCTGCCAGTTGGAATGTACTTGATCTATAACCTACTCCAATAGTTGTGCCGTCATATTGCCAGTACTGTCCGTTTTGTTCATCAAATGTGCCTGCACGAACTGTGGATCCATACCAAGCAATTAAACTGACTTGGCAAGGATCGCCAAACAAAGCTGTGGTATGTCCCAACACACCAGTTGCTGCAAGAGTAAACGTTCTTTCATCAGTTATACTGGCCACATTGTAAAATCCGTTGTACCCACTTGATGTTACACCAGAAATTTGAATATAAGCACCTGGTTGGAAACCATGATCTGTATCGTCTGTTGAAACAGTAATTGTTGCGCTGTATGTGACACTGGCATTGACCAGTGCCACTGTTGGTGCGGCAGAAATTGTGATAGTACCGGCACTGACTCCAGTAATAGTTGTGCCTCTTGCAAATACACCAACACCTGATGTTACCACAACTGATTGACCCGTCACTAGACCAGCCGTGCTGCCCACAGTAATAGTAGTTCCACTTCCAGCACAACCAGTTATCACTCCGTAAGTCAATGCAGGCGATGCAACTAGACTTCTTATGTCATAGCTGGGTGCCAATAATAAACCAGTGTTATAGTTAATGGCTTTGCCTGACTGATAACGTATGTATTTTTTACTCATACGTATTGCTTGCAAACCATATTGGGGGCCGCCAGTGCCCAGCATGACTCCTCCGTCAAAAGGTCTATGTATGTAAAATGCATCAGGTCTAGCATATACCGCACCATTCATTGCTGTACCAGTATCAATAGTTCCAGCGGATCTAGCTGTGTAGGTAATTGTGTTTAAAGAAACAACTGTTTCCACAAAGAACGGCCCCTGTGCAAATCCATGATTTGAACCTGTACTGGTAATTGCTGTCAATATAGTTTGACCAGCTACTAATCCGTGAAAAGTAGCAAATGTCACTGTGATAGTTGACGGACTGCTGGCATTGCTCACTGAGAAGGTAGGAACACCAATACTGGAACCAGTATACAAGCCACCTTTACGCACAATGGTGTAGGCAGCACTGATAACATCGCCACTATTTACGCCTGTCTTTGACTTGGCATAATAAGTGAAACTGGTAGGTGTAGGCACTGTGTTGACAAAAAACGAACCCTCCGCTCGACTGAATCCCAAAATGGTGTTTAGATAACCCTTGACTGTTACCGGTTGTCCTGCCACTAAACCATGCACTGCCAATGTGTTCACTGTGATCAAACTTGCACCCACTCCGCCTGCTCCCACAGATGCATCTGTAGTTACTGTGGTAATTGCCATGTCGCTGCCTGAAATTTCATATATTGATGGATAATTATTCAGCAAAGACAACTGTTGCCACTTGGTGGGCTGTAATCCGTACTCAAAGTCAGCGTCAAGCATGGATTGCGGTTGCGACATGCGAGTACGTTCCCATGCATCCGTGCCAGCAACAGCCATTTTTACCAGTTGGTAAGGCGTATCAACGAATATTTGCAGATTGTCAGTTGCATTCATTGCTGTGGTTGCCACAGCTAGGGTGATTGTTGTGTATCCGTCACTGTTTCCCAACTGTCCTGGGAACGATGGATGTGCAGCTCTAGTAAACGTTGCTGTTGTGCCAGTATTGCCAACGTTGGCAAAATTATATATAATAACATTGCTAGTGGTATTGGTTATCAATAACAGTTGATTTAATGTGTAATTGCCTGGCAATATAATTGTACCTGCGCCGGCACCACCTGGTGTAAAAACATATGTTCGTAAAAGCTGTTTTGCCATTTTATTTCGTTTCCATTTTTATTGTTAACTTAGTCCTACAGACAATGCAATTGCCTGTGCATCCACATATTGTTTGTTTGTTAAATGTCCTGCGGCTGTGGGAGCAGCGGTTGCTGTAATATTTCCTGAAAATGTTGCAGTGGTTGCTGTGTAATTTCCACTAAATGATCCTGTAGCAAAGCTACTTATTCCAATCACCGTTAATGAGGTCAATGCTCCCACACTGGTTAGGCTAGATGCAAGCACATTGCTTGCCAGTGTAGCGCCTGTCAAATTTCCTGCTGTGATAACCGAGCCGCCGCCTGTGTTGAGAGTAGTCCAAGATAAATTGCCAGCGCCATCGCCAACCAGCACTTGGCCAGTAGTTCCACGAGCTGCTGGAAAAGTATAATTAGGAAAACGTGTTGAACCGTCGGCTCTAAAACTCCAAGACTGTGAATTATTGCTGACAATGCCTATGTTGTTGGCGCCGTCAATTGTCACTGTGCTGTTTTGTGCAAATAAACTAGCAGCATATCCAGAAACGTTGCCTACAATAGGATTAACAACAGTCAAGCCGTTAAGTGTTCCTAGGCTAGTCAAACTACTGCCTGTAATACCCGAACCCAGTGTGGTTGGACTTAATAATACCGTAGCACCGTTAGTAATATTACCGCTGTTTATTACTAGATTTCCGTTCATACTGATATTTCCGTTGGCGTCTACGGCAAAATTAGGGCTGGAGAACCCCGTTGCAGACGACAGCGGATCTATTGTAAACGGACTAGTTAAGTTTGCCATTCTGAATTCCTTGTAGTATATTTATCACATGCTGTGATTTGTGGTTTTTATCAATTAGCCGGCAGACAAGAAATACATCATTGCTGAAATTACCAAACCTGGTTGTAATCCTGGATTTGTAGTTATCGCACCACTAGCACTTGTTAATACCAGTTGTTGCGAATTAACAGTGTTTATGATATCGCTTGGTTGTAAATTGCCAGCTGTTCCTGTAATAACCGAAGTGCCATTGTTTAAACCTAAAACTCCAGTGTTGAGCAACTGTATGTAGTCACCATGAGTGGCATCTTGAGACACCAAAATTGTGCTGATACCAGCTTGCCTGCCAGCTGTTCCTGAGTAACTGGCGCCAGTGCCTAATATTTTGAACGTGCTGGCAATGCTTGTAGCAGAAGAAAATCCAGCAGCTGGGTTGGTATCACCATATAATTTGTTATAAACACTGACATTGTTGCGAATTGTCAACGTGTTGGTACCTGATTGACTTGTTGTAATTCCGTTTGCACCAGTTATGATGTTGGTTGTTTGTGTCTTTGTAACAACATCGTCGGTGGTGAGTGTTTGGCCATCTGCAGTAATAGTTAATTGATTAGTTGTTGACTTGGTTGTGAGTGTTATGTGGTCGCCCTGAACCACATTCAGTGTGGTTGATCCAGATGTAATACTAGTTGGTGCAAATCCAACACCTACTGAATTTGTATATGGAACACCGTAGAATGTATTTCCAATTACATATGGATATGTTGGTTTTAAACTGGTGTCAACTGTTGTAAAATAAGCATATGTTCCACTAGGATAATCAGGTGTTACACAATATCGTCCGTTGTGCTCATCTAAGTCACCACCTCCAACATATGAATAGTCTTGAACAAATGTACCTAGCGGATACTTGCCTTCTGTTGCTAGTCCCACTGGCGGCAATATAGGTACTGGTAATCCGCCAACAATTCTAATTATTGCTGTTCGTGTGGTGTTAAGCGAATAACCACTGGTAATTATTTTCACAGTACTGGTGTTATCTGTAGGCGTGGTATAGCCGTATGGTCCGTACACAGGATATCCGTCTAATGCAAATCCTAAAATTTTGCTGTGACCGTCTTCATGTTGCAACTTTCCGTTAAGATAAGGAATTAGTGTGGCATCAGACGTTCCAGTTGGGTATCCTCCCTGTGTGCCGCCATTGGCGTATCCAGATCCGTTTGTCCATGCTGTGCCAAACTTAAAATCTCTATAATTATATGTGCCAGTAATAGCAGGATCAGTTATGCCGCCGGCTAGATCGTTTCCAAACACATAGCCGTTGTCAATACCAGATTGATAAGAAGTATTGTATTCCCACTGAGGGTAATATATATTTGGATTATTATTGGCGGGACCGGCTGCTGTTTTAGGACTATACATGGCCACACCGTTCAGCCAGTATCCTATAGCAGTGTATGATAAACTAATAAAATTTGGGAAGGATGGTTGATTTGTTCCTGCCCTTAATGTCCAAGTTAGATTATAATTTTGATTAATTGGAATAACTGGGGAAGTTGGATAATTGCCATAGCTGTGATAAGGTAAACCAGATGACTGCAACGTGATACGGCCGTTGGTCAGTGTCCATGTTGTTGACTGAGTAGGTCTTGAAGATCCCAATTGGATGGTGGTTGCGTTGCTGTTTAAGGAAACTTCAGTTGATTTAATTAAATTTATAGCAGGATTAATATCGCTTTGGCCTAACACTGAAATTTGTGTAATGCCTTGATTTTTGATAGTAATACTTCTGTCACTTTGATTTGATGATATCTTAATACCGTTTTCAGCTTTTAAATTTAAATAATCGTCGGCTACTTTGGCATCAATTGTTTTTTGACCTGGTATAATTATTGAACTAAAACTTCTTACTGGCTGAATAACATTTAACAAATTGTTTAATTGAGTAGGACTTGTGGTAAATGTTAATTGCTGATTAACTCCAGCTAAAATAGTTGTTGATAAAAATCCTGTTATAACTAACGAACCAACTCCAGCTGTGCTGGACACAGGCGTCCACGATTTTACTAGTGCATTTACTGGAAGAAGTGTGTTGGATACCCGTTGTCCAACAAGTATTGTGCCAGTAACAGTTGATAACGGAACGTTGATTGTCAGTGTAGTTGCATTGTATGCATGATTCCAATAGCATGCTCCAGTAATAGCTGGGGCATTCATAGGTTTTACAGGCAAGCTAGTTTTGGCATAGTTTGCAAATAGTGTTATGATGCTGCCCTGTACCATAGAACTGGCTGGCTCAACTATCAAGCCAGCATGCGAATTTGTTGCTGAAGATCTAACATTGATCAGTGGGCGAGTAAGACTAGTTCTGCCGTACACGGTAATACTGCTTTGTCCAGGCATTGCTACCAGTGTAGCATGGATAGTTTCTCGCTCATTTAATCCGTATTCAGCATTGATAATATATTCTGCTGATACAAAGTCACCAATGTACCATGTGTCAATTTCTGTACTAGTATAGATGGCTAAACCGGTACTTTGATACGATAAATTAGTGCCGCGGGCCAGCTGAATCGTCGAATTACTGCCGCGGGTAAAAAACGTATTAGCTATTTGAGTCATTGATCAATCCCAGTTTAAGTATTTATTCAAATATCTATTCAAAAATCTAGTAATAACCCTGTATTTTAGCTAATTAAGTTTGCCATAGAGATTTACTTTTATTATAAAGGCTGTTAAAATACAGTATGAACCTACGAAACCTACTAGACAAAGATGTTGATATTGCATCTTTACAAAAAATACCAAACTTTTCATCTCAGTTTACAAAACCAGTTATTGGTATTTCACGTGACGGTGTTATCAACTATGCAAAAACCAGCCATGTGACCAAACCAGACGAATTTGAAATTATACCCGGAGCTGCAGAAGCTGTGGCAGTGATGCGAAAAAAAGGCTACCGCATTGTAATCCTGTCCAACCAATATGGCATTAGCGAAGGCAGATTGACCACCGCTGAAGTGGATGTGGTTAATCAACATATGCTGGAACTGTTTGGTTCAGCAGGGTGCCCTAGTATAGACGCCATGTATTATTCCACTAGCAAAATGAAAGAAGATATGTTTGCGTTACCTAATATTGGTATGTTTCATCGAGCAGAGCGTGAACACAATGTTAAATTTAAAGAAGGCTGGTTTGTGGGTGATAAAATCAGTGATTTAAAAGCCGCTGAAAATATCAAATCGAAGCCTGTGCTGATCAAGTCTGGTGAATGGGTGGAAACTAGCAAGAAGTTGGAAACATTTGCTAATCGAAACTTGCGTAAACGCACACAAGTATTTGATAGCTTGATGGCATTTGCTGACAGTTTAAACTAAATTAGTTTTTTGGCCAATCAATTGCCACTTCGTCAATGTTAAAATCGTGGTAAAAATACTGAGTTCCAGTTCTAGGTATTTTAGTGACCCACTCTCCATTAATTAACACACCGCTTTCACTAGATGTAGGACCGTGATATTCAGTACCGTCAGCCATGTAACAATTATCCACCGTTATAATTGGGAGATTTGTTAGAAACGACGCACGTCTTAAACATATATCGTGCCAATCATTAGCTATTTTGTCTGCTAGTTCTACACTAGGTTTGTTTTTTACTGACACATTACGTGCTGCATTAGTTGAGTGTATTATTAATTTTGCGCCTTGCGCATTCAATTTCAAAATTGGGGTCATTTCCTCAGGTGATGACACATACATATCTATACATATTAGGCCGCCAACAGGTATAAGTTTATTTTTAATTGGCAAGGGTATCAATGTTGCATTGTTGTCGCCCGTTACACCGATTGTTCGATCAAATTCGATGGCATACCTTTTATTAGTAACGCCGCACAGCAACCCTTTCCGATTGTAAAATCTGATCTGATTACGTCTTACAGTTTTATCAACTTCTGCTTCGTCCCATATTGTACCTAGACACAGACCTATTTTTTTACTGGCTGCATATTTTTCTATCGTGGACATTGCAGTTGCTACACTTTTAATAGAAGCGTCGTCTGTTGTATAATATCCACTCAGTGATGCTTCAGGAGTTACTAGATAATCCACCTTGTTCTCTGCAGCCCAGTCTATTGCTGTTTTAATAGTTTTGATATTCTGTTGTATGTCAGGTGTAACAGGAATCTGCGCACCTCCAAATCTTATGGTATTTTTCATGATAATTTGGATTTAGGAAGATCAGCTAAGTCTATTGCTATTTTTTTAATATCAAAATCATGATACGAATATTGGGTACCTGTTCTTGGAACTTTATTAACCCATTTACCACCAATGCAAAATCCACTCTGAGTTATAGTTTTTCCGGTATAAGGCTCTCCGGACATTGTGTAAGAATTATCTGCGGAAATTACTGGAAATAACAAATATGAAATTCGAGTTATGTTTGCTTCAAGCCACTGTTCTTCAAGTTTATCTTTGAATTTATCTAAACCACGTTCTGCATTAGTTGAATGTATCAGTAATTTTGCACCCATAGTGAAATACTGTTGTGGAAGACCACCATAATTACTTAAATGTCCGTATAAATCTGCACAAATTAATCCAGCAACTGGAATAACTTTATCTTCAAACGGTATGAGGACTCCTGCTAACCCTTCTCCTTTTACAATGCCAATTTCTAAATCCAAAGGAGTTAATACTTGTTTATTGGTCGAACCTAAAAATCTACCTTCTTTTGTATAAAATCTAATTTGATTTCTTTTTACAAGTTTCTGCTCGTGTCCTGGTTCGTTATACTCTACCCACAGTGTGCCCAAACATAATCCAACATTTTTTGATATTGCGTACATTTCTATTTCATGTAACCCACTATTTAAAAACTCTAAATCTCTATAGTAGCTTGTAGAATACCCACTGAGTGATGCCTCAGGAGTTACTAGGTAATCCACCTTGTTCTCTGCAGCCCAATCGATTGCTTTTTTAATAGTTTCAATATTTCGTTGTTGGAACGGGGTGACAGGAATCTGCGCCACTCCAAATCTTATAGTTTTTATTATTTTCATATTATTTTTAATTAATAAGGATTTCTTTCTAAAATAAGATCGTTTAATACAAAATCGTGATAAAAATATTGTTCACCAAGTCTTGGAACTGTATTAACCCATACGCCACCAGCACATACTCCGCTTTGAGTCATGGTTTTTCCATCATAATGCTCACCGGTCATTGTACAAGAATTATCTACAGAAATTATCGGCCGTAGCTTAAATGATACACGTCTAATCCACGATTCTATCCACATTTCTTCTATTTCATCTCTTAAAGGATCTAATCCTCGTTCGGCATTGGTAGGATGTAAAAATAACTTGGCTCCGGAATCATATAATTGTTCTGGGAGTCCGCCACGGCCGCTATTTAAACCATACAAATCAGCACATATAAATGCTGCTATTGGTATATGTATTTTTTCAAAAGTTAATAATATTCCTGTTAAGTTTACGCTATCTACCAATCCAAGCAACTGATCGTGAGGAGTTGTAACAGTTTTGTTAATTACACCAATAAACTTTCCGTCTGCTGTATAAAATCTCAGTTGATTTCGTTTAATTTCTTTTAACGTATTGTCTTTTTCATATTCAGATTCTATCCATAGTGTGCCTAAACACAATCCAACGTTCATTAATGCAGCATATACTTCGATCTCTTTAAGAGAATCTGCCAGAACTGCAACATTGTCACACCAAGTTGTAGAGTATCCACTAAGTGATGCCTCAGGAGTTACTAGGTAATCCACTTTGTTTTCTGCAGCCCAATCGATTGCTTTTTTAATAGATTTGATATTTTTTTGTATATCGGGGGTAACAGGAATTTGTGCTCCACCAAATCTTATAGTTTTATTTAAAATTTCTATCATGGTTATTCTTGATTAAGAATTCTAATTAATTTTTTATTTTCTGGTAGATACAAGTATTCAATTTCGCTTCTTGCAAGTGTGTCTAATGCGTCTTCTAATGTTTCAACCAACGGGTCTCCGCCCAAGTTAAAACTGGTATTAAACAAAATTGGTACTCCTGATTCTTTGTAAAATTCACTAATTAAATCATAAAAATGTTTATTTTGTTCTGCAGTAACTGTTTGTATACGGCAAGTGCCATCTACGTGAATAATACTGGGTATTTTTTCAGCAATTCCGGGTTGACAATTAACAGCATACATCATACTGGGACTTTCTTCCATGCCTCGCAAATCAAACCAATCGTGCGCATGTTCTTTAAGGATTGTTCCAGCAAACGGTCTAAAATATTCTCGATGTTTTACACTATTGACAAAATCTTTGCCATCCAACACTGTAGGATCAAATAAAATACTACGATTGCCCAACGCTCTGGGCCCGTTTTCACTGCGTCCTTGGAATACGGCCACAATATTTTTATTGCGTAATAAATCAACAACATCTTTATGTGTTGCATTTATAAATTCGGCATTATCAAATAATGCACAAGTTAATTCGATATCGTCGTCGGTATACGTCTTATGTAATCCCAGATATAAATTATCTTTGAATTTAGTAATAGTAGAATCGTTAACTGCAGATCGATATATCATCATAGCTGCTCCCATTGCAGTTCCAGCATCATTGCTGATAGGTTCTACATATAAATTTATACCTTTTTCTTTTAATTTGTCAAGGTAAAAATAATTAGCCACACAGTTAAGTCCATATCCACCACTTAACACTACATTATTTTTTCCAGACATTTCAACTGCTTTAAAAATTAATTGTAACACCTGTTCTTGTGTCTGTGTTTGGCATGCGTATGCAAGGTCACGACGATTTTCCAGTTCAGAGAGATCATTTGAGTTATGTTCATCCAAGAAACTATATAAGCTATGGTTGATGATTGCACCATTTGGATATCTCGGAATAACTAAATTTCGATTAGAGTTTGGATGGGTCCCTGTGGTATCGAATAACGGCGGAATACCATTGTTGAGTTTTCCGTAAGGAAACAATCCCATAGTTTTTCCAGCTTCAATAGCACTAAATCCACAATACTCTGTTACAGCTTCATAAACTTTAACAATTCCAGCATAATCTCCAATTCTGGCTTCGTGAGTTGTTTTTTCGTTATATCGATCTCCAGAGAAATTCTTAATAATTGCGCCCGGTTTGGGTTCTCTAATTCCAATATGTTTGTATAGTGTTGTAAAATTTGCAGGGTATGCACAATCAAAAATACTTTCAGTTTCCCAGCCGGTTAATTTTTCTCCTTGAAACTCCAGTTCTAAAAATGTGCCAGCGCCGTCCACAATTACAGAAACTGCTTCTTCGAAGCCTGATCGATAAAATGCACAAGCTGCATGTAACTTGTGATGTATGTGGCTGAGATCAATAACTTGAGGATGCTTCCACTTGTCCGCTTTTCTATCAATCAATCCCAATTTACGAGCAAAACCAGTGTACATATCGTCACCAGTAAAGTCAATTTTACCAGCAGTTTCTTTAGGAGTAGTATGTGCAATAACAAGGTAGTCTAATTTGGGTGTGTAGTCAAGTATTTTAAGCATGGTTGCCAATGGGCCCCCGTCGTATTTTTGACGGGTAAGTCGCTCCTCTTCAATGCTGAACACAATTTCTCCGTCTTTCAGTAAACAAACTCCGGCATTATGGCCACGTGTTATCCCCGCTACCCAAATATTTTTTTTATTTTCTGACATATTTTAGTTTTCCTTTATTGTTTTACAAAGTTATCATACATCTCGAATACTGATTCCACAATAGCGTTTTCAACTTTATCATTCATTGCCATAATTCCATCATTATTCATGTCTGCATACTCGTCTGCAGTTATCCGTATAGGGCTGTAAATTCTAGCTCCTTCCCCCATATCCAACACTCGGATATTTTCACAAGCAGGATATGATACATTGATAGGAAATGTCGATCCCACCACAGTTACAGCTGGTTTATTCAGCGCATATGCAATGTGTTGAGAAACACTGTCGCATGATAGTATTACATCTGCATTTTTAATAATGCCAGCCCACTGACGAATAGGAATGTTGGCGGGCACTGCAACTTGCTCCTTGCAGCCCAATGTTTGAAAATTCAATGGTAATTCAGTCATAACAATAACTGAAAAATCTTTTTGTAACTTATTAATAATATTTACAACATTACCCAATTCAAAGCTGCGGCCAGATGGGTCTGTTACAATATCGCCTTTCATGTTTACGCCGCGGCCAAACGGCTGGAATACTATTGTTTTAGATTTACCAGTCTTTGAAATTACATCTTTTATGCCAAATTTGCCGTTGGTAATTTCGTCTTGTGTTAACTTTAGTGTGGGCCTGGGCAAATCTCTAACACCGTTGTTATTGATTTCAATATCAAATGCTTGACTAAGAGAACATTTTTGGTTGAAATATTCCCAAACTCTATACGGTTCTGGTGTTACCAAATCCATATCAATTAATTTATCGTGGAATAGATTTTTGTGCCAATTATCGTACACACGATTATGAAGTTTGGGGTGTGCTTTGAAGAAGTCAGTGCCGCCTTCACACACTATTAAAAATTTTTCATCTGGATGATCTTCTGCATATTTTTCCAATGCAGGAACTGCACATATAACTCGGCCAGCGCCGCCGTTGATAAAAAATGCTTTGGGTCTTGAACTCATTAAAATGCCTCAACTGTTAGTAGCATTATATATGCATTTATCTAACAAGTCAAGGCAATTATGAGTCTATAGTGTGTATTTTGAATTAATGAGTATGACTTGAATCATCCGATGGAATACACTTACGATGTACTGGGTCACCGTTTTCTTCACACACTTTGCAGTGGTGTTCGTGGGCAGTACGTATAAGATGTGCAGTAAGTTCAATATCTGGATTACTGTCAATCAATTGCTGACGAATTATGTCATGTTCATCAACTCTATGACAGTGACTCGGGTGCGCATCGGTTAAACGCTCATCACACCAGCAATAAGAGAGAGATTCTTGGTAAACAAGCGCACCCTCAACTAGAGCTGCTTCCGATGGGGACATTGGGTTCTTTGAACGAAGCAAGCCGCTGCCCACTGGTCTGTCAGCCTTTTCATGCGGAGTACTTCCCCAGTATTTGGTTTGATAATACGGTTGTAGTTCAATTGCCAACCAATCTTCGTTTTTCTGAGTACCAGACCCTAGACCAATTGGTATAGAGTTATCTAAACTAACAGTGTCGATGTCTGGCCATGCTATTTTCCATGGATGTTTTTTACTAATTTCGTTTGATAGCACATAGTCGATAATTTCTATGCAATATTGAGCTTTTTGCATACGTTCAGCTGACATGTAGCCCTTCATTCGTTCTTGTATAACACCTCTATGGGAAATGCCTTGACTAACTAGCATTTCCCAAGATATAGCCATTTGCCACCATGCATATGTAACCACTCCTCTTTCATCAATTGTGCATTTTTGAAAATCAAATGTATGAAATAAATCCATGGGTTCATGACGTTGATATACCATGTTGTATTTTTCACACACCACCTCTACAACATTGGTTGCTTCATGTTCTTCATGATTGGTTATCATTGCCATCAAACAAATGTGGTTGGGATTATGCGAATGTAAATAGTGCATCTCACAACCATCATGCAGGGTTTCTGGGTCTCCAGCATGTACTCCTGGGTGGCCGTCGTGGTCAAATTCAACACCATGAGTAACTCGTCTAGTAACTTTATCAACATAGACTTTAAAATCGTGCGGGCCTTGATATCTGCTCTCAACAGTTCTTAAACCGCTAGTTAAATCATTATATTCAACTGGTGCTTGGTATGTAAATCTCATTTGTTTCTCCTGAATTCTTTTGTTAATTATTTAATATGTTAAGACCAACTGATCAATATTAGTCCAAATCCGCCGCATGATCCAATACAGCATGATCCCGGGCTGTACATGTGTCCTGCATTGCTGCCGCCACCGCCTGGGAAGTTTCCGTCCGCACCTTGCCAGTAGTAATTACCCATATCACAGTTACAACATTGTCCTGCTCCGCCAGCATAAGCAGTGCCGCCTGAGCCATATAGGCCAGCACCACAATAAGTGCAGGTCGGCTTATTAAATAGTTGTCCGCCGCAAGTGTCACTTCCATACCAGGTTACTAGATCTGGAGCACTCCAGCCGCAAGCACCTTGCACATAAAAGTTAAATCTAGTGCAACAAGCACAAGTGCAACCATATGCGTTGGTGCCCTGACGTTGTAAAAACGGCATGTTTGCACCCAACTGGAACATGTCTCGGGTGCTGCACGTTTCTGTTGTCCAATGACTAACACATGTGTGCCCAACACCAATTTGTGCAATCCACTGTCCAAAACAACAGCAATTAATGGACATGTTGGCATGTGCTGGGTTGCGTGAATACGATCCACCGCAGGTTGAGCAGCCGCCTGCACTCATGGTTTGTATGCCATTGCAACATGCACAGCCGCCACATGCATCGCCAGATATTGTCCAATTGATGGACAAGCTGCAGTCGCATACAACTGACAGTTGGCCCGCGTGGCCGCTGGTGCCACAGCTTGCGCATGTACACACACACGAACACATGCACATGGTGTGTACTTGGCCACTGGTTGTGCAAGTGACAAATCCATACGATCCGCCTTGACCGCCATACAACGCACCCATGCAACAGCAAACGCCACCACCACCACCACCTTGTCCCCACATTTCAATTACATAACAGGTGGCACTTGCTGGAATACAAATACAACACGAGTTGGCTCCGATCACATATGCACAGTTAGTTCTATGTGTAGGACGACACCAGGCTCTGGCTGTTGAAGCACCAGCGGTACCTACTGTGAATAAACTTGTTATTAATGCCATAATTTTTCCTTAACAGTAACTCATCAAAATTAAACCCATTGCGCCGCACCCTGGATGAGACCATGCTGAGCAAGAGTGAGTACTCATGCCGCCACCGCCTGGAAAATTTCCATTTTGTGGCCAGCAACCGCCGCAATCAAAACCGCATTTTTTCCATGCTTGTTCGCCGCCGGCATAAGCTGATCCGCCAACACCCATGCCACCGCCACATGCTGAGTTTGGTATCGAACTGTTAAAGTAACCAGTATTCAAACAACTAGCAGGCATATTTCCTAATCCTGGATCGCTAAAGCCACAAGCACCTTGCCATATGTAACCCAGTGGTTGAAAACAGGCGCAAGTTTTCTTTGGAAATACAATATCTAGTATGTTGCCGCCGCTCGATCCTGCGGTTGGACTTGTTGGCATTGCTGTTGTGCATCCGGTGTATGTGGCAGCTACAGGAGCTTGGCCAGCAACACCGCTGTTTGTACACATTGGTAATCCAGCTGCGGGCGCCGCAGCTGTAGTACTACCGCAGCGTCCTGCTAAACAGGCGCTTCTTTCTTTCCAGTGCAACCACATGTTGTATTTTTGGCCAGTTGGCCAGGCGCCAGGGTTTTGTTGGCCGCCGTCCCAACACCATGGTGCGCTGGGATTACAACACCAGTAACCTTCACAACCACCGCATATGCACCACCATGTGCCGTTTACACCACCATTGCACTGACAAACTCTGGCAAACTGTCCCATTGAGCCAGTGCATATGGTGCAAGTTGTGCAACTGCAATTGCATACACATGCACATAGAATCCAATTTTGACCACTAATTGTGCAAGCAACAAATCCATATGACCCACCTTGGCCTCCATATGATCCAACACCGCAACAGCAACCACCGCCACCGCCACCGCCTTGTCCCCACATTTCAATAACAAAACAAGTAGCTGTGGTTGGCACACAGAAACAACATACGTTGTCACCTGTTATCAACACACACTGAGTGGGTTTGTGTGCTGGTCGACACCACATGCCTGGCGGAGGAGTAAAGCCGCCAGCGGTCGGTCCTGAAACTGATCCTGTGTTAATATAACTTAATACGTTTGCCATTTTTTATCTATTCCTTATATCAGCTGAGTTACTAGCCAGCTGGTTCTTCCAACTGAATACTGCAAGCGAACACTTAAACGGCTAAGATTCAATGTTAGGTTGTCTGCAAATCCAGCCACCGTTGATCCGTCACCACTGGGAATAATAACACAATTGTATATGTCAAATGTTCCAGCAGCATCAATGATATCCACAAAGTCACCAGCTGAGGGCAATTGTGGCAATGTCAGTGTAACAATTGCGGCTGTGGTATTGACATAATAGATGGAATTCAACGCCAATGTGATATTGGTTGTGACATCCACAGTTTCTGCAAAACTGTCAGGTGTTTGTCTAGCGTAGCCTTGTCCAAGAAATCGTCCCATCAGTGGCTCCTATTAAGTCTCAATTCCGTACACCATGGCAGTGACACCAGTGGCACTGGCATAAGCAACCAAATTTTGAGTGGCGCCCACTACTAATCCAGTGCGTTCCAACACACCATTGGCTGGGATAACTGTGTCAAACTCCAGCCATTCTGCAAGTCCTGGTGTGCCGCCGCCGCCGGTAAAGCCGCCTGACGTGCCTGTGGAAGTCAATCCCAGTCGAATTGTCAACGCAGTTGTGTTGCGATTCAAAATGTTCACTGTACACACTGCGTATGAGGTGGCGTTAGTGTACAGCGTGGTGTTTGTTCCTGCTGCTAAATTTGCCGGTGTGCCTAATCTTCCTGCTGCCATAATCTTTTCTCCGTTATCTTAGTGTATTTAGTTCATTTGGTCACTGAGAACTAATGAAAAATGCAAAACTCTTGACATTGTCCACATACGCTTTATTAGTCAAATCATTGGCTACCAGCGGCACAGTAGCGGTTTGCGCTCTTGTGAACACTGCCAAATTGTTCACAGAAATTTGAGTTCCTGTGGATGTAATTATCAAATTGTTGGCGTTGGTTGTGGTGATAGTGGTTCCACTGATGTACACACTGCCAGCTGTCAAACTGTTGGCTGTGATGTTGCTGCCGCCTGCACCCAACTGACTGGCAATGTATGCTCTAACAGCACGTTGTGTTGGAACCAAACTGTCGCTGTTTCCAGTCATGTTGCCATCAGTACTGAACTGTGTGACCAGTGCGCCGCCTGAAGCAAACTGTAGTTGATTCAAACCGCTCAAATTGAACAAACTGGCGCTGAGTGTGGCAATACCAGTGGCCTGTTGCACTGTGAACAAGTTACCCACGTTGAAGTTACCGTCCTGGTCAGTGGCTGTGAAGAACACACGACCGCCTGCACTGTTAACAGTTTGATTGGCCACAATTTTGTTGGCTGTGCTGAAATTGTTTGGATAACCAGTGTTGTAGAAGTTGCCAGAACCCACATACAAGAAGTCATGTCCAGTTAACCGAACTTGACTGTAGTCAATGGTGATGGTAACAACTGTTCCGTTCACTGGAGAATCTGTCACAGTCAAGCCTGGATTGATCTGTATACTAGCATCGTAATTGCCTGCACTGCCAGTGTAACTCAGTACCTGAACCACAATGTAATAAGTTGAGTTGCCTGTGAATGCAATGTTTGCGCCTGGAACTGGCACTTTGGTCATGCCACTCAAGTTGATGAAGAATCCCAGTGCTTGGAAATCTGCAAAACCGTTACCAGTTACTGTGACTGCAGCTTCGTTGTAATTGGTGCCTCTGCTGGCCCAAGTGGGTTGCCCCAACACACCAGTGGGTTGTACACGCACGGTGGTAGTGGCTGCAGTGGTTGAATTGGGATCAGTAATGGTTATGCTTGGAGCACTGCCGTATCCTGATCCTGGATTGATAATTCTAATTGCTGCAATTTGATTGGTAGCCACAACAGCACGAGCAAATGCGCCAGTGCCTGATCCACTGAAAGTGATTCGTGGTTCAATAACATAGCGTGTGCTGCCGTCCAACACTGTTTGCACACTGGTACCGCTCACAGCCACATCCCACATTGCCACAAATATACTCATTGTGCCAGACCCTGCTGTGAGTGTGATAGGTGTTCCGCCTGCGGCAGTGGCCACTGAGAATGTGGTTGCTGTAAAGTTATTGGCCACTACATAAAACACAGTGTTATTTGTTATTGATCCACCAGCAAACGATGTGCCAGTAAACACAACTGGTGTGCCTGCTGGAATATTTGCAGTGTCAGTAACGTTGAACACGGTGGTTGAACAAGTGCTTGTGACAATTCCTGCAACAGATTCTTTTAACACAATCACTTGTTTTGTACTGGCGTTGTAATAATTGATAAACCCGTATTGGCCAGCGCCTGTGCCGGCTTGCAACACAATGCGCATGCCCACATATGCATTGTTGGCTGCTGAATCAGCTGCTGACAACGTGATAGTGCTGGCAGTTCCATTCTGAGCCACATTGGTGGCTGTTAGGTAGTTGGCACCGCCTGTCACAATACGCACTTCAGTTACTGCATTGGTAAAATAGTTGGCTGCACTAACTGCTGCGCCGCCGCCGCTGCCGCTGGTAATGCTGTAAGATGCTGAACTGTAGGCCTGACCAGCATTTGAATATTCCAACCAAAGAATTTGGCCGCCACCTGTCAAAACAAATGTGACCTGTGCCTCTTGGGTTTGAGTGTTGACCACGGCTGTGATTGGCACTTCAGTTGGGCTGGTTCCTTCTGCCACACAACCGTAGGTACCATAAGAACTGTTGCCGTTGGTGGCTCGAATTGCGCCGCCGTACTCACTCAAGTATCCTGCATAGCAATAATACGAGAACACAGACACAGCTTCGCATTTGGCCAATTGCGTGGCCCAAATTGCAATACCATCTGATAAAATATTAGTAAAGTCGTTCAGTGTCATGGATTTGTTGCCGCCGGCATGCAAGCTGCCGTCAATCTTGCAACCAACACAACCTGTTCCAAACAGTGAAACGTTTTGCACATATGGACTCTTTGAATAAATCCACACAGTGTCGTCGTCCGGGCCGTTGCCTGGATCTAAGCTGAAATATGCGCCTGCTGTGGGTCGTGCTGTGCCGTAGCTGTTTGCTGAACCAACTTTGCCAAATAAACCAGTAACACTCATATTTCTAGCACCAGTACCGTTACGCATGTAGAACATGTCACTGACTGTGTAGCCTGCTACCAATGCACCAACCACTGTGCCAGTGGTTGCTGCGCTTAGTGTTAACACATTGCCTGATTTGGCAATAACAAACGCACCATCTGGAATAAATGCATTGCCACTGATACCCATGCCAACCGTGACATTAGTAGCATCAGACAATGTCAAACTGGTGCCAGAACTTGTGGTTGCAGTCACACTGAATGTGAGTGGCTGAATAATTGTTGATCTAAGTTCGTCACCTATCAGTGATGTGAATGCTGGCACACTGATTGGTAATATTTCAGAGTATGTGCCTGTTTTGATAAAGATAGAAGTTGTGGGATTTATTGGTGCTGGAATAGCATTGGTTGTGCCAGCGTTTAATCCGCTGGTCACAGTTGCAAACAATGTGGTAGCTTTGGTGTTCATGCCTGCTTCAGCTGTGTAACTGCCGCTGGTAAACTGACTGATTGCAGCAGAAACACCATTCAATGTCTGGTAGTTGTTGGCTGGTGCAGACTGTCCCAACACATTTGTAGATGTCAATGTGCTTGCATATGTTAATGCTGACACAAAATAAGGCAGCAAATATAAAGTCACAGTTGATGTGTAAGTTGTTGCTGTGGCATAGTATGATCTTGCCACCAATGTAGTGGATAAGTTGCCACCCCGTCCTATGTCAAAAACCACTGCACTTAAAATTTGCTCAACATCTCTTTTGGCTTTGAATCCGTTGTATGAAAGCACACCTGTCACAGTACCTGAACCAGCAGCAGTAATTGCTGTGCCGCCAAATGTATTTGACACAGTAAAACTGGTGTTTGTTGTGATAGTTTTAACATAGTAAGTGACGCCTTGGTTGGCTGTTGCTGTACCAGTTGCAGCCGATAATGTTGATATCACAGGGCCACCGTTAGTTGTGCTGACTTGGAACAGTGTGCTTGACAACACTTGAGTTGTGTAATAAGTTGTTGAAGTATTCAATCCGCCAAACGCACCTGTTACAGTAAAACTGCTGCCAGCCCGTATGTTGCTGGTAGTTGTGGCTCTTAACATGGCTTGCACTGATGCACTGCAAGGCTGATTACCAATGCCCACTGTGTATGGTGTTCCATTCACATTCAACGAGATAGTTAAACTTGTGCCGCTGACTGCTTGTACATAATAAATTGCACCTGCATCCACTGTGCCAAAACTTGCACTAAACACAATGGGTTGATTAACACTGACATCAACCATGTTTGCACTGACTGTGATGGTAGTTCCAGCAGAACTTAACACAGACAATGTTTGTGCTAGATAAGTTTGTTCAATAGTTGCGGCTGCTGTGGTCAATGACGCAGCGGCCAGTGTCAATGTGTTGTTAGTGGTAACAGCCATTGTGCCAGAAGCTGGAGTAACGTTGGTCAAAACTGGGCCGCCGCTGCTGGCACTGAACGTAACAAATGTTCCGCTAATTATGTTTGAAACAAAATAGTTAGTGGCCAATGACAAATTACCAAAAGTTGTTCCAGTTACTTGGAACGGCACGTTTTGTGTAAATCCAACTGTGCTGTCAACTACAAATGTTCCCTGCACTGCTGCTGTACCACTACCACCACCGCCCACAGTATACACTGTGCCGCTTGGGGTTAAACTTATGGTAAACTGTGTGCCAGCCACTGATTGAATATAATACACAGTGCCCGAACTCACGTTACCAAATCCTGCGGTAAATGTCACTGGTTGATTAACAACTACACCAGAGATGTTTGAGCTAACTGTTAGCAATGTGCCTGAACTACTGATAACTGATAAATTTTGACTTGCATATGCCTGTGTGATGTTTGTTAAGTATCCACCAAATGTGTTAAACACAATGGGCATGTTAACAGCCAAGCCTGCTGTACTGGTTGTGGTAAAAGCGCCGCCAGCAGTGGTACCGGTAACGCTAACTTTGTTAGTGTGAGCTAGATAGTTGTTGGCTTCAGCACCCACCCATGACTTGTTTTGATTAATCAAGTATTGCGCACTTGGATTAGCAGGACCTTGTGCCACACGAGCACAAGCATACGCAACAGTTTTCCAAGGCTTATCCAAAGTAATACCATAGTCAGTTGCATCTGTACCGCTGGGAGCAACATAATAAACATTGGCAACTTGGCCAAAATAGTTCCAAGTTGGTACTGATCCAGTAACACGCAGGATTTGACCGTCTTCACCGATTGGTAGTCGTGCATTGCCGCCTGCGCTGTAATAAACAGTGTCGCCCAGAGTGGTAAGAACGTTGGCCGCACTGCCAAGAGCCAATGTGTTCCAATAAGTTCCTGCGGTATCAACGTCCGGTCTGTTGTTGCTGGATGTTGCTGGACCTGTTGGGCTAGTGTAGCCCGAAGTGTGTGCTGCAACACAGATGTAACTGTTTGGACCATACACAACTGAATCGCCTAATCTATAAGACGATGTGGCAGTTAATGTAACTTGGCCAGCACCTGGTGCGCCAACTGTTTGACTGTTATTGACTGTGTATACTCCCACGCCACCTGTGGTTCCACTGGTTTGTCCTGTGATCACAGTGTTTGCCGATGTGGTAGATCCTGTGATAACCACGCCAGGACGCAAGTATGTTGTGCCCACCACACTGACCGTCATGTTGGTTGTGGCAATGTTAGCTGTGAATGTTCCGCCTGCGGTCCATAATCCTTGCCAAGACACGCCAGTGTTCAGTAAGGACCAATATGTTGGATTGTTTGCCGGATTGAAACCAGTTCCGTCCAAAATAGAAACATAAACATATGCGCCGTAAGTAACAACTGCACCAACTTTGTAAGCTGTTGTTAAATTCCAGTTGCCTTGAACGTTGAAACCGGTGGTTACCAAACTCCAAAAGCTGGGACTAATACTGGGTGTTTGATTCAAGTTGTTGGTGACCAAAGAAGTATAAACATATCCGCCATATGTTACCACTTGGCCAAGTGCGTAACTGGTTGCACTGGAATAGGTATTCATAAATTCCAAACCTGCCACAAACAAAGCCCATTTGGTCAAATCAATGGTGTTTGTGACAGATGTGTATGCTGTTGTGCAAATATAAGCATCAGGTCCGTATTTTACAATATCATTTACTTTGTAAGTATACCCGTTGGCATAAGTGCCAAGCCATGCAAATCCTGGAATAAATGTGGTCCAATTGGCTTGATTCACTTCAAGGGTTGTGCTACTGGTGTGTCCGGTATTGCAAATGTAACTGGTGCCACCATAGTTAACAATATCACCAATTTTATAATATGTTGTGGATGTCCATGCACCAATAAATGTTTGGCCGTCTACAAATAACTGCCAGTTGAGAGCTGCCAAATCGCTGTAAAATCCGCTGTTGGGTGTGGAACTGCTGATGTGGCCGGTTACGCAGATAAACTCTTTGGCGCCAAACTTTACAATATCGCCCAAGTTATAGTAAGTGGCTGTGGTCCAAGTGGTTTTCCAAGAAATACCATCTACCATCAATTGCCATTTGCTGGCAGTTAGGTCGGTATAAAATCCCTGATTGACTGGGCTGATTGTTGTGGGAGTATGACCTATCAAACAGATATAATCTTTGCCGCCAACTTGTACAATATCGTTGATCTTGTAAAATGCCGTGGTGTTTGACCATGCGCCTTTCCAAGACACACCGTCGGACATCTGTGACCATTTTGCAGTTGCATTATTAAGATCTGTATAAAATACTGCGTTGGCAGTATGCCCGACTAAGCAGACATACGTCTTACCGCCGTAGGCAACAATGTCATCTTTGACATAGTTAGTGGCTGAAACCCAAGGGCCTTGCCATACAAATCGTAATCTTCCTAGTTTAAATTCAGCCATGTTATCATACCTTTATCATTGCGTATTATTGGATAAGTTATTTATCAAACGTTATCGGACCCAGTATACGCATAACTTTGTCCTATCCTTGCTACTAATTCACCGTTGGCATTCATGTAATAATATACACTTTTGTCATCCCATCTCATTTGTTCATATTTTAAATTAGGGTAAACCAAATTATGAAACACATCTCTACCTTCAAAAAAATCATTGCCCACAGCAAAATCAACATAATCGTCAGCACCTGGGCCGGGAGCATTGATTTCGATACTGTCACCGTTGTCAACTATCATGTCAGTTCTAACCAAATACAGTGTGCCGTCATCTGTTCTGCGAAGTGCATAGAAGTATCTAGGATTATTTCCTAAGATATCTGATGCTGGAGAATTTGATCCTACATATGCCATGATATTATCCTTTAACTGATCTCAACCCAACTCACCACTGCATCCAAACTTTGTGACACATTGGATGTGACAAACACATTGGTTGCTGGAGTCAAAATTAACTTTTCGCCGCCAGTTACCACTCGCAAACTTTGATAGCCCGGAACTGGTATGTTACTGATATAGTATGCACTGGTTGCGGTCAGTGTGTCTTGTAATTGAATTGTTGCCAACACTGTTTCTGGTGTGGTGTTGGTCAAACTCAATCCAATGATTGTGGTGGTTGCACTGGGGTTACTGTAAATCAAATTGTTTTTAACTGTGCCAGTCAACAGTGTAACAGAACTGGAAATAGTAAATGTCAAATTATTAGTGCCGTTTGCACCACCAAGATCTGCACCAGATATTGTAACAGTATCGCCAATGGCATATCCAGTTCCCACACTGACCACTGTGACTGTGATAAATCCAGAGTAGCTGGTTCCTGCACCAATTTTTGTAACATTGAATGTTGCGCCAGTGCCTGAGCCACTGGTAGATGCTGGACTAACTGCGGAATAAGTTGCAGCTGCTGACACACTGGTTCCGCTAACACTGGTGTATGTAGTTGCGCCGTTCAATGCGCCTTTGATAGCTGTGGTCAATGCATTTATCACACTCACGCTGGTGGTGCTGGAGTTGGTGACTGTGTATCCGCCGTTGTATCCGCTCACTGATAATCCGTTCACATAAATGGTTGTTCCTACTGCGTACGGAGCAACAGGTTGGGTTGCAAAACCAAATGTGGTATAGCCAGCAGACGGACTATTGCTGGTCACTGATGTGATATTTAATGTAGTAGTTGTGCCTACTATTTGTGTTGCAAGAACGTTTTTAAAAACTGTTGGCATCTTTTATCCTAATGATAACACTATTCCTAGTGCAATATCTGTGGCTTGAATATTTGTTATACCGCCTGCGTTGCCCACCACGCTGGACCAAGCAGCACCGTTGAACACTTCCACAGACAGTGAATCTGTATTTAAACGAATCATACCAGTCTCAGCATATATGTTGCTGGGTCTATCGGTATTGCCGTTACCAAACGGAATTCCAACTCCATATGTGCCGCCAAACTTGTAATAGCCGCTACCGCTTGCTGCCAATACTGTAACTGCTTGACTGACTCTGTTGGTCACTGAGTTGTTGTTGAATGCCAAATTACCAATAACTATGGATCCAGTGCCGTTTGGCACCAAATTCATGTCAGTATTGGCTGTGTAAGTGCTGATGGTGTTGCCAGTGATATCTATATTGGCTGTTTTGAAATCAGTTGTGTACAAGCCACTGCTGTTGATATATGCAGTGTTCACGTTGTTGGCATAGAAACTTATGACATTGTTGTTGGCGCCGGGTGAACTTTCTGGAGTTATGTAAGTTCTTCCGTCCAAACTTTGTACACCACCCAGATTGGTCCAATAACCGTTGGCATATCCTTCGTAACGATTGTTAGTGGTGTTGTAACGGATCATGCCGTTGGTCGGGCTGGCTGGTTGTTGACCCGTTGATCCCACTGGCACTATGAAACTTTGTGTGTTATTGATAACAACGTTGCCAGTGCCTTGCGGAGTCAACACAATGTTGGCATTGGTGTCGATACTGCCAATAACATTATTGTTAATACTTAAATTTTGTACATTTACACTGCCAGCGCCGTTGGCTGTCAAGTTCAAATTTCCGTTGGTGTCTGTGGTAGTGACTGTATTACCACTGATTTGAACATTACCAACTGTAAATGCACTGTTTGCGGTTAAATTTCCACTAACATATAATGTTCCGCTAGTGGTAAAGTTGCCAGTTTGATTAAATGTGCCAGTTTGTGTCACATTTCCAGTGATACCTACTCCAGCCAATGTGCTGGTCCCAGTAACTGTCAATGTGCCGCCCACGGTGGCATTTCCATTCAATGTTGCATTACTGGTAATTTCAACCTGTTGCCCAGCATAAGGTGTTAATATCAAATTGGTGGCAGTTGTGGTGCCAGTAATTGTGCTGTTGGCAATAGTGACATTTGGTAATGTTAAAGTGCCTGTGCTGTTAATTGCACCTGAATTAATTGTACCAGTGGTGCTGAAATTACCACTTGATTGTGTAAAATTGCCTGTTTGTGTCAGAGTGCCAGTGATACCTACTCCAGCCAATGTGCTGGTTCCAGTAACTGTCAGTGTGCCGCCAATTAAAACGTTATTAGTTACAATTAGATTACTCGTTGGAATATGGACTGTGCCAGTGCCGTTTGCACTTAATTGTAAATTTGAATTTGTTCCTGTTGCTGTGATACTGTTGCTGTTAATTTGCATGCCAGCTGTGTTGATTGTGCTGATGTATGCATTGTTCCAATACAGCGGCCCCAACGCTGAGCCCAAATTATATGTGTTATTTGCGCTTGGGATAAGATTGCTATTGATTCTGGCTGTAACTGTGAGTGTATTAGAACTAGTGGCACCAATAGTGGTATTTCCACTAAGGACAGTTGCATTAGAAACTGACACTGTACCAGTTGCTGTGAAATTGGTGGTACTAACAGTAGTCACTGTAACACTATTTGTGTACACAGTGGACCAAGTAAGAAGACTTGAACCTAAATTATATGTGTTATCTATTTTAGGAATTATATCGCTGTTGATTTCTGCTGCAAAACTAACAGTGTCTTGTGTTAAGTTATCACCCAGTGTGATATTACCATCTGCTGTGATATTGCCAGTGGCATGTAAATTTCCAGTAACTGTGACCAGCACACTGCCGCTGGTGTTGCCCAAATTAATTCCACCAGTGCCGTTTGCAGTGATATTGATAGCACCGTTGCTGTTGGTTGAACTGATAGTGTTGCCGGTTAATTGCAAGTTTCCAACCAATGCTCTTGCATTGTAAATTGTGTTGCCAGCACCGCTGGGCAAGAAATTAATTGTGTTACTGGAGCTGGCAATGTTGTTGCCGCTGATAGTAAAGGTAGCTAAATTGGCTTGGGTGGTTGCTGTTAAATTGGTAGTACGGGTTGTGCCATTGACGTCTAGATCGTAAGCTGGTGATGATGTTTTAATACCAATGCGGCTATTATTAACATCTAGATAAAGTAAGTTCGTCTCAAAAGCTAAATTTACCCCGTTACGAAGCAAATTATCTTTTAAGAGCGGACCCGAAATTCGACCAACAGCCATTTACGCTCCCGTATACCCCGTGTTTCACGGTTAACCACCTTGCATTGCGGGTTTACCACAGTTGAATATCGTAAAAACTTGGTCAGTTTTTACAGTAAAAGTATTTATCGGTTTTTTGGTTTTACCCAAGTATAAGGGTATATAGGAACGTGAGGTCGTTCATGTCTGATTCAGAAACTGTGGCATTGCCAGTGCCTACCCAAGACGTCCACACAGAGCCAGTGTATACTTCAGCAAAACCAGTTACAGTGTTGTATCTAATTGCACCTTGCAATGCGGTGATTGGATAGTTAGAGCTGTTGCCCAGCGGAATCACCACACCGCTTTTGCCTCCAAATTTCCAATGACCTTGGTTGGTAGAGTCAAAAGAAATGTTGGTGCTGGTGGCGTTGGTCACAGTGTTGTCTTTGACATTAACAAAACTTTTTAAATTTATTTTGCCAGTGCCGTTGGGTGCAAACGCCACATCTGTGTTGGTTTGTGTGTTTTGAACAGTGCTACCTGATACACCAACATTGCCTGATACCAGATTCACAGTGGTCAGTGTGCTGGAACTGATTGTGGTGGTAACCACATTGCCAATAGCAAATCTCAACGTGCTGTCTGCAGCATTTGGTGTTAATTCTGCGGTAGCATAAGTTTGTTGATTTTGACTGTACAAATTGAATAAATTAACATAGCCCGTGTTGCTGTAGCCTTCAATATTATTGTACAAGCTGTTATAACGTATTTCACCGTTGGATGCTAGTACTCGTGTGCTGTCATTTCCTATTGGCAATATTAAACTTTTTGTAGAATTTATCTCCACATTGCCAGTGCCATTAGCAGTAAACAAAATACTTTTTTGTGTATCAGTGGTTGCACTGGGCCAGATGTTAGTAATATTGTTGTTGTTAAATTTCAAATATTCAACATTTACAGATCCAACACCATTGGCTGTATACTGCACAGTTTGGTTACCAACTGTTCCAGCCACTGTGTTGCCATATATGGTAAAATTACTTAAAATCAACTGTGAAGAAAGTCCAGTGATGGCAATATTATTTGTTCCAACAGCGCCTGTTATCAACGCACCGCTGGCGCCAGATTGTGTCCAATTACCCAACTGAGTGATTGCACCAGTTGCAACATTGTTGTTTAGAGAGGTGGTTCCATTTACTGCCAGTGTTCCACTAATCAAAACATTATTATTAAATTTTGTTGCACTGGTTATTTCAACAGTCTGTCCGGTGTTGGCTGTTAATTTCAAATTGCTGCCAATGGCTGTTCCTGTAATTACACTTCCGTTAATTGTTATAGTTGGCAATGTTAATGGATTTTCTGCTGTGATATTTCCAGAACTCACTGTTCCCAGTGCTGCATTACCAGTAACATTATAGCTGCCTGTCTGCGTAATTGCACCAGTTGCAACATTGTTGTTTAGAGCAGTGGTTCCAGTTACTGCCAGTGTTCCGCCAATATTAATATTGTTAGCATTTGGTAAATTTAATTTAGAAAATACCACTGATCCAGAACCATTTGCAACCAAACGTAAATCACTATCAGTGATGTTTGTTTGAATTGTGTTAGTGGTTAATGTTATGTTGCCATTATTAAATGTAACACCATACACATTATTCCAATACAATGCTGGTTTTTCAGCAACAGGTGCAAGTGGTGTAGATGTACTGTAGGTAACTCCGCTTATATTGGATAAGGTTTGTGTTACGCTGGTATCTGTAATGTATGCACCACTGTTGGCTACAATTAACAATAACTTTGTATTTGCACTGGTTGTTAATGGTGCTGTGGGGACTGAAATACTAGACGCAGTTGGATCGTAGTAGTTTGACCCTATAGTTAATTTTATCTGTGTTAGGTATCCTGTAAAAAAATAAGAAGATCCTGCTACAGCTCCGATGAGTCCGCTAGGCCCAGTATAGTTTGTGGTATTTGATGCGGATCCTGTGGCTTTGACTCCGTCTAAAAATACTGACGTGTTGTTCGAACTGTTTCTTGTTACCGCAATGTGATGCCATGTGTTTATGGTTATTGGGCTGACAGTGTATTGCGCAGCATCCACATAGGATCTATCAATTTGTATAGTGGTTACTGGATCGATGCCATTGCCAAACAACCAGATTGACATTCCTCCCGGATTGGCTGCGCCTAGCAGTGTCTGTAGTCCATTACTGGCTGTGTAAAAGAAACATTCAAAGGTATACGATTGTGTGCCTATTGTTTGAGGATCATTTAAAGCAAGATAATTACCACTAGAAAAAGTCAAACTACCACCACTTGGTACACTGGCTGCGTAGTCTTGACCTAAATTATTTGCATTAGTTGCACTTGGAATTAAATCACTATTAATTTTTGCTGTGACCGTTAATGTATTGCTATCAGTTGCGCCAATAGTCACATTGCCATTTAATGCATTTGTTCCAGATCCTGTAAAATTAGTGGCAGCTAAATTTATTGTAGTAATACTGGTTGAATTGGCAGTGTTGGCGTAAATTGTGGCCCATCTTAATACCGACTGGCCTAAATTCCAAAAGTTATCGTTACTTGGAATAATGTTACTGTTTATCTCTGCGCCAAAGGTCACAGTGTCTTGTGTTAAATTATCGCCAAACTGTATGTTACCGTTTGCTGTGATATTTCCAGTGGCACGTAGATTACCAGTTACCAGTGTGTTGCCAGTTAAATTAATGCCGCCAGCGGCCTGGGCAGCAAAATTAATATTGCTGGCGCCAACAACAAGTTCTGGAGCATTGGTATACAGAACGCTGGTGCCGTCGTTGGCTACAAAAATATCCCCATCTTGTGTGATCAGGATAGAACTTACATCTGTAGAAATATACTGGCCACTGATGGTGTTGCTGTACAGATATAAATTTGCTGTGCTTAATCCTGGAGTAGTAACTGTGGGATTACTGCTTTGATTTGGCTGAATTGTTATAGAGCCAGTGGAATGTTGAATCTGATTTGTATTGATAACAAAATCACCAATTGCACTACCATCTGTTACACGTAAATCAGTGGTGTTGGTTGTGTTGTTGATGAATAGCTCAACAGTCGGGCTTCCGTACTTGACACCAACACGTTTGTTTTTTACATCAACATAAAGTAATTGTGTTTCAAATGCAAGATCAACACCGTTGCGCAGTAGGTTATCTGCCAGCAACGGGCCACTTATTCTGCCCAAAGCTCTGTTGGCATTATTCACAAAGTTTGGAGTACCACCACCGCCTACTGGCATAACTTACTCCTTATGTGTCAAAACCAAGCAATGCAATGACAGTTTTTCCGTAAGGTACTGGAGTACTGAAATTTAAAAAGTATCCAGAACCAACACCGCTGGTTTTAATAATAGTATAGGCAGTGTTAACAGCCACAATGCCGGTTGTGATTACAGCAGGACCAAATGTAACACTGACCAATGCACCTGTATCAGAATCAGTTACATAACTAGAAATTGTAGAAGTAGCAAGATTGGTTCCTGAAATTGTTGCACCCACTAGATCCACACTTGGATACACAGCAGTTGATGCTTCAATTTCTCCACTGGTTTGATAAGTTGCAGTGGTTGCACTTGCAAAACTCACACTGCCAGTGGTACTGGCAGTGACAGTGAATACTCCATTGTAGTTGCCAACACCGCCTGTTGAAAGTACTCCGGTAACTGTGATACTGGCACCGATAGCAAATGGTGTTTGAACTTCAGTGCTAAATGTTAGAACTGCTGTGCTGCCATTTCCGGTAGCACCAGTAACTGTTACACTTGTGTTAAAATACAAAGTTGATGCGCTCACAACAGCATTGTAACTCAAAGTGGGAGTGTATGTTTCAGATGGTATGGTTGGATTGTTGGCAATTGTGTAGTTGATGCCGCTGACTTGAATGACATTTTCAACAACAACTATGATGTTTTGACCACCCACTGTGGCATTGTTGGCTTGGTTACTGGGATTATAATAAGTTGCGTTTAATGGTCCAAAGTAGGTGTTGTTGCTGTCGCCTGCACCTAAATTTTGTTGAATGATTGGTTGTTGTTCAGTAAAACGCAATGCTCTCCAACGTCCAGCAGAGTACACTTCCACTTGTCCGCCTGTGACAGCATCTGAGTTGTAACGAATCATGCCGTTTGATTGAGTGCTGGTAGGACGCTGGGCATTGGTGCCCACTGGCAATTGTAAGCTGCCTTTGTTGACAGGGTTCAACACAACATGCGTGTCTGTATGATCCACAAATACAGATGTGTGATTTGCCACTCGACGATTGATGTTTTGTTGTTTTAAGTATCTCATTATACTGGCAGTGTGCTGATTAAAAATGACACAACGTTTGCTTGGCCGGCGGCCACCATTGCAACTATTGTGTCGTTGTTGGTTAACACCAACTTTTCTTGATCCAAACTCACAGTCTCTCCTGCTGGAATGTTTAATGCATTGATAATCATATTGGCTGCGCTGGCTGCGCCAATTGTTGTGCCGCCGTTAGTTGAAGGCACAGCATAAAGTGTCAATGTTGCTGGTGTCGTTTGTGGTGGGGCGCTGGTGTTGCATATCATGATGCAAGTTATAGCATTTCCAGTCTGTGGACTTGTGACCAAACTGGTGTATACTATTTTTGTAGTTGGGCTTGCCACATCGATTAGTGTTGCTGCGATTGCCATGGTTGTTCCTTATAATAAAATACTTAGTAATACAGCTCTGTTGCGGCTAACTAGTTCATCGGGCGTTTGTGATGCATTTTGATTGGTGAAGTATATACCGGTTTTTCCTGGTCCAACTGTGGATCTAGAATAAATTTGAGTGCCCAAGCTGTTGTAAATGGGTGCGCTGGCTTGATTATCCAGTTGCATGACACCGCTGACTTCTATGGTGTTTGTTGCAGTTGCTGATAAAATTAAATTATTTGTGTTGTTGTTGACAGTGTCAGTGTAGAGGTTCACATTGTTGACGGTTAAACCAGATGCACTGATAGTGGCTTTGGTAACTGCGCTGATTTGAAATAGTATACTGCTGGCATACACTCGAAGACTGGCAGTGGCAGCAGAAAATGGCCCGTCAATTGGAAAATATAATCTGTCTACCGATGCAACACCTTCTGCGGCAGCTACGTATTTTGTGATAAATCTTCTGTTGGGTATAAAGTTGTTTTCAGTTGTTCTAGTTGAACCCAACAATGGATACAACAAATTTGCATAAGCTTCGCCCAATTGCCCAGCGCCATCGTTACCAGTATTGGCCACAGCAAGTGCATATGGTTGATTCTGCATGTCAAACACAAAATTGGTGCTGCCTGAATTGGAAATAGATGCCAGTTGCAGGCCCTTGAGTGTGCCATCTGCTGTTTTCAACACAAATGTGCCCAACACTGTACTGGATGTTACTGGATCATAATGTGATTGATCTTCTTTAAAAACAAACAGTGCATCTGAATAGTTGCCTCGCTTGATTCTAATACCAGATTGTCTAGCAAGATCAAATACTCCAGCTGGGTCAACACCGTTGCCAGTTTGGCCGTAGTTCAACTCTAAAATATTATCTGTAATTTGTGTGTTGGTGCTTTGTACATAGGTGATAGCACCTTGAACGTCAAGATTACCCAATATTGTGACATAGCCGTAACTGCCAGGGATACTGTTAACTGTATCCAGAATAATATTTCCGCCTGGCTTTACTCGTATTCTGTAATCACCGTTATCAACATTCAAGATTCTTGACATTCTATATCCTTATAGTTAGGGGACCCGAGTCCCCATGCCTAATTATTGATTCTCAATAGTTACTGTAGTGTTGACTACGGCACTACCAAAAGTCCATTTAGCAGTTGTACCTGAAGCAAACTGTGAACCAATAGTTGTTGTACCGCCGTGTACGTTGGCCGCAGGAACTAACACAACTTTACGGCTTGTTAGTTTAGCAACAAAGTATGTGTTGCCTGCACTGTCAGTGGCTTTGATTGACATTTGATTAGCGTCTTTAGCTTCTGTAGTAACTAACTTACATACTGCTACACCGTCACTAGTTTGAACTTTGTAGCTACGTGTGTTGACTTGTTTGATAATGTCGCCAGTAGTAACTTCAGTACCAGCGCCAATTTGTGCTTCACACTTGATACCGTTTTGACGAGCGGCTGCACCGGATGTTAGTGTTGCAACTGGAGTAGCACTACCTGTACCGCCTGCTTGCGCACCAGCAAACACAATTGTTGGAGCACTAGTATAACCAGAACCTGCTGATACCACTGTTACTGTGTAAGCAGTTGCGCCAGTTACTGTAACAGTTAATACTGGCTTAGCACCACCAGTAATATTTGGAGCACCAATGTTTCCTGCTGGAATAGTGTAAGTACCGTTTACTAAATTTGCTAGTGTACCTGCTGGAGCTGTTACGCTGGCAATTGATTCGCCACCTGTGTTTGCTGTACCAAAGTCTTGTAAGTTTGTGTTAGCAAAAAATTTCTTATTTAAAGGACGTCCCATTTTGTTTTCTCCTTGATGAAAAACAGCGTTCTAGGCTGTACGCGGTTGGATTTCCGCATAAAACTCACACCATGCGAGTCGTACATTGTATTTATGCGTAGGTAATTCTTATGCTTGCTTGGGAGAGATATGCAATATCTCTATGCGGGTATATGATATTGCTTTTGAAACTGATCACAATACCAAAAGTGGGATTTGACACATCAGCAGGTGTAAGGGCAGTTCCCCACAAGTTGTCAACGCCTCCGTATATGTTTATATCTTCAACTGGATCTAAAGGTGTTGTGAAATCGCCTGTGTACATATCACTTTGTACAGGATTCACATTACTGGCCAAATTATTGCCAATTATATTACCATTGAGTGTTAGTTGTATGATTAAATCTTCAATTCTTGCGGCACGTTGTATATTGATTTGACATTCTATTCCCACAACAGGTCTAACACTGCTTGGTATATTGTATCCAGTACACCACAGTTGACTTGTGTTGCTTAAAAACTTTTCCATCCAAAATCCACTAATAGTGTACAGTGATTTTTTACTGGTAGCAATTGCACTGTCTGACAGTACTGAAGAATTAAAGTTCCAATCTATTGAATCGTATCCAGTGACAGTGTTGGGAATATTAACATTGTTCAATGTGCTCGGACTGTAAAAAGTTGTAGTGGTCATCTTATATTTACCCAAACAAAAAGGCATCCGAAGATGCCTTTTGTTATATTACAAACTTTAGGTTTGAATTAGCTGAACTTAACGTTACCGTTAGTGATAGCAACTAGACCCAAGTAGTCAGCAGCATTACCCAAGCTGGATGCTGTGTTTGACAACTCAACATAACCATAACGAGTCATGAATGACACGACTGGTTCAAATGTTGATGGATCAAGAACAACACCACTGCTCATCAATGGAATGTATGGGCAATAGAATGCTGGTGCATCGCTCTCGCTTGATCCTTTGTAACCGATTAGGATACTTGCAGAATCTTGAGCGTAGCTGTTTACATAAATCTTCATAGCGCCATTCAATGTACCAACAAACTTGGTGTTTGTAGGAGCTTCGAAAGTGCCTTCTGTTGTACGAGCAAATGCGCTAGTAGTAGCAGACTGAAGAATTGTCAATGCAAATGGGCTAACAACGGCGTAGTTACCAGCACCACGACGTGTACGTTGAGCGATCAAGTTGCTTACGCGATTGATCTGAACAGCCAATGCAGCATGCTCGTCACCAACGAATGTAGCTGTGCCAGAAACAGCAGCTTGGTCATAAGTTTGAGTAGCTGTACCAGCCAAACTTGTCAACGAAGCAATGATTTCCTGGTCAATTTCAGCTGTGATTTCCTGAGCCAATGCAGCCATAACTTCTGCTTCAACGTCAATGCCTTGTTGGGCTTGTGCGTCTTGAGCAGCCTCGAATGTCCAACGAGCAGACAATTTACGAGTTTTAGCTTCAACTGTTTGTTTCAAGATTTGAATGCTCATTCTGTTACCAGCACGACCTTCTAAAGTAGCTGTTGAAGCTGCTTTAGCAGTTGCGTTCTCGTTACCTGAATAAGCTTCAGCAATCTTGAATGGGCTCAATGCCTCTTCACCAGCTAATACTCCAGCACCTGTTGAGCTATCTGCATAGCGAACACGCAATGTGTGGATTTGACCGACTGGACCAGTCATTGGTTGTACGCCAACTAACTCGTTAGCAATAACGGTTGGCATAACGCGGCGGATCACTGGAAGGATCACGCGATTTAGTGTTGCGACGTTACCAGCAGAAGTGGCACCAGTTGTTGGACTTTCCATCAAATACTTGCGAGTATTCTCAAGGGTTACACCCATTACTGATTTTTTTGTGCCTTGTAAGCCTTCTAATAGGGCTTCTTTAGTTTCTGCCCAACGTCCATTAAGTAGTTCTGACATTTAAATTTCTCCTTAAAATTTTAGTCCAGCAAGACGACGTATATCGACGATATTGCCATCTGATTCGCTGCTACGGTTGGTGTTGGAAATCTTGTTTCCGGTTACTTCTTTAGCCTCTACTAGTGCCTGTTTCTTCTGCGGAGCCTTACCATTAATTACTGACGGTAAGTACTTTTCAAAACTTTCGTTTAGACGTTCTGTTTTCACAGTCTCCATCAACTCGCCCATGATTTCTTTTTGCTCTGTGTTTAGCGGAGCAAGTAATTCTGTCATGATTGCTTTTCTTTCTTGGCTCTCTTTAAGAGCACGGATTTCAGCTTGTTTACTTTCTAAAATTTGTTCAGCTTGAACAACAGCTTGCGCTGCTTCTTTCATTGCCAAATCTTTCAAGTCTATGACCTTGAGTAATTTTGCTGTTTCCGATTTTTCATTTAGGTAGCTTGATTGATATTCGGCGCTGAATGCTTCGAATAACTTGCGGCCAAAATCTGCACGGCGAGCTGCTTCGATGTCTTCTTTCAATGCATGGATCTCTGAATGTAAATTCTGAGTCACGATTGATTCTACCATCGTTGCTGCACGTTGTACAAATTGTTGTTTTACCTTCTTGATTTCTGCGCGACCTTCACGAACTAGGCGAACTTTCGTTTCAGCTAGATCTTGCTTGTCTTTGTAAAACTCTGTAATTTCTTGAGCTAGAGCCTCAACTACGAATTTTTCTAATGCGCCAAATTTACCTGCCATTGCTACTTGATCTTCATGCAATTCTTTAACTTCTGAAGCTAACTGACGTGTAACAAATTTCTCCATTACAAATGCATTTTGTTTCATAGCTGTGGCATACTTGACTTTCATTTCTGCCAATTGCTTGCGATCGTCGGCAAACTCAACAATCTCAGCAGCTAGTTGTTCAGAGATCATGCGATCTACTGCTTCAACCATTGTGTTCTTGTCGTGTTCGTATTTTTGTGCAAACTCTTCACGTAATTGTTGAGCGGCTTGTTCACGAGCTTCGTTCACACGACTCTCGAAAGCCATCTCGATTGACTCTTTGATCTCCTCAGAAATCACATTGTTCTCAAATAAACTTTTTAGTGCATCCAACATGTGATTCTCCTTATTATTGGAGTTTGCTTATTATCGATAATAAGCTCTCTTTGAGATATTTCTGTGCTTTAGGATCACCTTTCACCTCTTGCGCTATGCGTAAGGCACTTAATCCGCCTCGATTATTCATCAAGTGTTCATAAATTGGTGTTGGGTATGCTCCTGGAGCACTAGGTTGAGCTACCATATCTACTGTGATAATCTCAAAATCTGATACTTCACCGGAACCGTCATCTTTGACGTTCCCGGATCCGCGACTTGAAACACCTAGCTTGACTCCGCTTTCCAGCATTGTTTTGATAAGTTGTCCCATAGGGGTTGGCAAAACTTTCAGTTTGCCGTAACCATTAGGACCGTCCATCCACATATTTGTTATCATGTGGCTGACTCGGTCCAGGTTAATTTTTAGATCATCTGGATGATCCACTTCTCCGAGAACTGAATAACCGTTTTGAATCTGATCGTTTAGGGTCTTGACAGCCTTGCCAATCTCATTCACAGGGTAAACACGCTGGTTAGCGTTGCGTATACCGCCCTGGATGCAAATCCCGGACATGTATAAACTTTTCCCGTCTTTGTCATCAGACTCAACGATCATTTTTGCTTCGTTGAAACTGAGATTCTCTCGGAGGTATAAAGACTTCATCTAGTATAGTCTCTGTATTATCTTACTTTAGAGCTGATTAAACTTTTCTTGTTATCAGCTGTTTCGCCCTTGCCTTTGCTTTCAGGACCGTGTCCAGGTTCTTTCTTCTTGAACGCTGTCTTGCCTGCATTGCCGCCTGGCTTGTTGATGTTGCCAAAGTTTTCTTCTTTAGTGCTTGGATTTAACAAGCCACCTTGTGTGCCGCCTTTCTCTGTGGAGAATGACTTGGCAATGTTGGCGCTTGAGCCGCCCATGTTGTTCTTACCAGCCACAGCTGAACGTGTGTTAACACCGTTGTCACCGTGCTTTGGCAAAGAAACTTTGTTTACATATTCATTTACATGGTGGTGAACGTGATGCATTTCTTGCACTTCTGGAGTATGTGTGCCCTTAACTTCACCTGTGCTAAAATTTGTACTACCACCTGGATATTCTGCAGTTAACTCACCTAGTTCAGTTTCTAGGTCGTCTTCACCGCCCATGTCACCCATGTCGTCGTCGCCCATGTCGTCGTCTTCTTCACCTTCTTGTGACAACAGTTGTTCAAATTCTGCTTTTAAGTCTTCTAGTGCGTCTTCTAGATCCATAACTCGATCTTCAATGTCGCCTTCTGGCTCTTCTTCGCCATCCATGTCGTCGGCTTCTTCGCCATCATCTTCACTGTCCATGTCATCTTCTTCACTGTCCATATCATCTTCTTCGTCGCCCATGGATTCATCTTCCGAATCACCCTCATCTTTGTCATCTTTCTTACCGTAAGGGTTGCCTTGGTCACTGCCAAAGTCAGACTCTAATAATTCTTCGTAGATTTCACGTGATTTTCCTACTACGATGTTGTGGAAAATTTCTTTAGCTGCTTGTTGATCATCATTGATCAAAGCTTCAAGCATTGCTTCAAATTGAGCGCGGTCAGTCATGTTGGTTCTCCTGTGGTTTTTTAATACAAGGCTGTAAGATATTTACACCTTTGCGTAAAAAGTGGGTAGATATAGGCCAAAAACAGTCAGTTTTTGCAATTAATTAAGCGGCAGGCGCTGCAGGTGGTGCAGCATACATTGCATTTATAAATTCTAGTTCGCTTTCCTGTTCTAAAATATGTGCTTCAGTACTTTTGCGCAATTCATTTATTTGTCTAAGTGTTAATCTTGTTTTGCGTGTGTCGCTCCGGTGTAACACATCGCTGTCACGTTTTGGCTCATAACGCAAGTCATTGGCCACGTGTCGAGTATCCGGATCGATATAAAATAGCTCTCTTAAAATCATAATGTATTTATGCAGTAGGCACTGGCGCAGGAGCTGCTGGTGCACCACCTGGTGGTGCTGCCTGTCCTGGTTCTCCAGGCGCACTGGTATCCATATCATCAGGCGCACTTAGGTCGCCTGCTGCATCTGCGTCACCTGCAATACCGCTGGCACTTAGGCCTGCACTACGCAATTCACCAGCGGCATCTGTGGTAGTTGGATGCCCTTTACCATTCTCTTCGCCCCACATGCGTTCGTTTTCTGCTACTTCTTCATCTGTCAAGCTCAAGAAGCGTTTCAATGCAAATCGCTTGGACACAAACGGCACAGCTTGAATAGTATTAAATGTGTTGATACGCTCTGCATCAATGCTGGCCTGCTTGCTACTGGCAAAGTTAAGTGGTGGATTAAACTGTAATTCAAACAAACTTGCGTCAATGTTCATGCCCTTGCTGTGCATGTACATCTTGAATTCTTCGTCAAAAACTGCGGTGATCAGTGCTTGTAAACGCTCACAATACTTGTTAAAACGCAGTTCTTGAATGTATGCAGTGCCCACACGGCCGTCATTGAAATTGCTTTGACTGTCGTCTTGTCCTGTGGGCAAGTAGCTGCTTGGTATGCGCAAACCGCGGAACAATTTGTTAGTAAAGTACTTTAAATCGTCAATTTCACCAATGTTCTTGCCACCCTCAAGCATGGTAACATCTGAACCTTTACCGTCTGCTGTCTTGGGGAAGAAATAATCTTCGTTGATTGAAAGTGGGTTATACGCACTGTCAATAACGTTCTGTCCACCGCCGGTTTGTGACGGAATACGACGTTGATGAATCTCGTTTTTAACACGTTCCACAAATGCCATGGCCAAGTGACTGGGCATGTTGCCCACATCAATGTGAAATACTCTGCGCTCTGGAGCACGTTGTATACGATAAATTAAGATGGCATCTTCTAATAATTCTTTTTGTTTGTAAACTTTGTAAATGTTTTCCAGCAAACTGTTGCCAAACGGATAGTTGTTGTCTAACCCTTCGCTTAGACTCAAATGAATGATGTGTTCAGCGTTGATTGCCTGTTCAGTTTGCTGTAATCCAAAACGATTGCTGCCACTGCCGCCGTTGCTGCTGGTTGATCCTGCGTATTGTTGCGGGCCACCAGCACCGCCTGGACCTGAATGACTACGGGGATTCACACTGGGTGTGATCTGTGTTGCCACTAGATTAACAAAGTTAGGAGCTAGGTCTTTGATCACAAACTGTTCAGGTTTCTTGCCTTCACTTTCATTCACAATCACCTTGACCACTTTGCTTGCGTCAATGTAACTCCATTTTTGATTTTCTGGATCACGAATAAAAAATGCATCACCATACTTGAATGTGTTGCGCACAATGCGGAAAATACGTGTGTCAAACTTTTGCAGTGTGTTCCATTGTTGCAAGTATTCACTTAGAATTTTAATTTCACTGTTGGTGGCTTTTTGACGCCATTTGATTGCAAATGGACTCTTGCCATCTTTCAATTTCTGTGTGCAAAACTCTGCTAAAATATCCAAAGCAGCATTGACTTCTGGATCACTGTCCATGACTTCATACTGTTGATAACGTTCAACACGATTGGGACTGCCGGAATAAACATCTGGCAAATAGCTGGAATAGTTAGTTCTGGCCGGGCCGGGGCGATTGCCGCTATTAAGTCCACTGATGGTACTTAATTGTCCGTTGACCTCAACGGGCGAGAAATACTTTTTCCACGTCATTCAATTATCCTTGTTATCCAAACTTGTTGCCCGACAAATTTTTTGTAGCTTTTACCTGTTGCTGAGTGGCTGTAGCTGTTTGCTGAGTATAAGTTAACATTTGTGCCATACTCTTATTTAAGTGTTCCAAGCTGGCATGCACTTCTTTTAGAGTGACTTCTCCAGTTGATTTAGCAGCCTCTGCTGGTTTTTTGGCTTCGGCTGCTTTGGCATCAATGGCAGCTTTGGCTTTTTTATCTTCTTCTGCTTTCTTAGCCACATCTTCTGGAGGGTTGATTCTAGTTGCGGTGCTGGTTATTTTTTGAACATCGGGCAACTTGATATCAGCAAACATGGCACCAAACGTGTCTGCTATGCTCTTTTTGGGTTTTGTTTGATCTTGTGTTTTGGCTTCGGTGGAATCAATTGATTTTCCAGCTTCAGATGTTGCTACAGTATTGCTTATTGTTTTAACTGATTCTTCTCTGGCCTTTGCTTCAGCTTCTGCACCCTGAGTTATACCAATTAATTTAAATTCAGCTTCTTTAAACTTGGCCGCTATCTCTGCATCGCTGACACTGGTGGTCAATTTAAGTGATTCTTCTCTAGCCTTTGCTTCAGCTTCTGCACCTTGTGTCAACCCAATTAATCTAAATTCAGCTTCTTTTTGTAAACTTTCCTGCGATGCTAGTCCATTGTTTTTGGTAATTTCTGCCAGTCTGTTTGAAACTTCAGTTTGCATTTCTGCTTGAGTTGCTTGAACTTTTGATTGAAATACTCGTTGTTCGTCAGCACGACTCAGCACCTGTTGTTCTTCTTGTGCAGCAGTTATTTTGTCAGCAGAAGCATTTTGTATTATCCCAAGAGCTTTGTGTTCAGCTTCTTCAGCCTCAGTCATTTTGCGACCTTCCAATTCAGCTTTTTCTTCTATGGCATCTCGTGCTTTTGATGCTGCTATGTTGGCTGCAAGGGCAGATGCTTCTTCTTCCTTGAGACTTGCTTGTTTTTTTGCACTGTCTTCTGCACTGAGATTAGCAAACTCTCCATACATTTTCTTTTGATTATCAGTCAAGCCAATGGTGGCCATGGCACTGAACACTGATTGTGCAACCACTGATGCTTTTTTAGTTTCTTCTTGCTTGACAACTTCGGCTATTTCTGATTTTTTAGAATCAAGAGTTTTGAATTTGCCTTCTTCTGCTTGCTTCACAACTTCAGCAACTTCTGATTTTTTAGAATTAACTAGTTTAGTTGCACCTTCTTTTTCAAGTTGATCAATGGCTGTCATTCGAGCTTCTTGATCTTTAAGGTTGTTAGTGGCTCGCACAACACCAAATTTTGCAACTTTTAACTCTTGTTGCTCCTTCTCTGATAATTCTCTTTGGCTGGCAGTTTGCTCTAATGCAGCAACTTGTGATTGCCTATCAGCAAGTCGAGCTTTGATCGATTCTCCAGTTTTTACAGCTGCTTCACGTTCAGCATCTGCTTTGAAATCATTTCCGTCTGTGATCCATTTTTTCCATTTGTTCACAGCTTTGTCATCAACTGCATCAGCACCTGCACTGGTGGCTGCGCTGGCGCCAGGACTTGTTGCAGAACTCACTGTGGTGTTCACCATCTTGCCCATGGCGGCCATGTCAACTCCGCCGCCACTTTTATCTTTTGTCAATGCTTCAGTTGCTTTGCTCAAGCCGTCCAGCTTGACATTCTGCATCAAAGTTTGCATCTTGTCATCTGGGATCACATGCTCTTTGCCTGCTTCACCAATGATAGCAAGTTCAGGTCCGGTAGTTGTTGTGCCTTCTGCACGTTTCTTAACATCAAGTCCGTCTAGTTTTTCATTTGCTAAAGTAAGTCCTGCTAAAACAGCATTGGTGCCTGTGCCTGCAAGCTCGCCTGCAGCTCGGCCAATGTCGCCTAAAGCAAATCCAGTATTAGGCTGCTTGGTTTTAATGGCTTCGTCTTTGGTTTTAGCTGTGCTGTCTTGGCTTGCGTCAACTCCCTGTTTAACAACTTTTGACAAGGCTTCGCCGGACCCTTCTTTTACTTGTCCACCACCTTCTGCAGCTGTTCTGTTTCTTATCACTTGTGCAGGTATTACTTTTTCTGCAATTTGATTTATTGCTGGTCCAACTTTTTCGTTTAGAGGTTTTACCACGCTGTTCATGAAAGCACTTTCAACATCCCCAGCTGCACGGCCAACTTTTAACAATGCATCTGTACTTTCACTGCCAGCTTTTTTTGTACCATCGGCGTTTTCGTTATTTTGTTCGCGTTTTATTTGTGCCAATGCTTCTTCATGAACTTTTGCAGCTTTTTGTTGTTCTGACAAGCCAGCCAACAAGCCGTCTTTTTCCATCTTGGCTCTAACAGCTTGCTCTGCTTTGTACATGCCAGATGTAGCAGTCATGCTTTCTTTCATGGACTTGCCAGCATCGGTGTTGCTGGAATAAATTGCAAGATTCAGTTTGTTAACATCATTCTGATTCTTCATTGACTCCACTGCGGCTTGTTTACTGTATTCACCTGCAGCTTTTGCGTCACCCGCAGCGGTGGCTTTGGCTTGAGCCATGGTCATTTGTGCTTCACGACCAGATATTGCCACTTGATTTGCAGCTTCTTGACTTTGAACTGTGCCTGTGGCAAACACTTCTTTGAACATTTGTCCTTGTCCGCGAAGTTGTGCTTCATTGTATTGCGTCATGAAACCACTACGAATTGCAGCTGCTTCTTCCTCACTCTTGCCCATGGTCAGCACACGAAGTTTAGCTTCAACTTGCATGTCCGCTTGAGCTTTCTTCATGTTTTCTTCTTGCTCTTTGCGACTAACTCCCGTTAGTTTGGCCATGCTATCCATCTCAGTTGCCAGTTTAACAGCTGATTCTATGGCTTTTTTACGTTGCTGTTCGTTGTCCATGTTAATGCTTTGTTGCATGCCCACTTGCAATGCCAACACTTCATTAATGTCTTTACTTGACATGCCCAGGCGAAGCAAATTATCATTTACGCCACTGTCTGCCATTTCTTTGCTGAGTTTAGCAAAGTTTTCTGCGCCTTTGGCAGCATTGCCACCAAGGCCGCTGAAGTTTCCTGAATTCTTTTTAATTACATCTGCAAACTCGTCCAGTGTTAATCTAGACCCAGATGCGGCCGCGCTCATGCCTACAATGTCATTGCCAAAACTTGCGCCAGTGTCGCTGAGTTTTCTCCAAGTTCCAAGACTTGGTTCAATTACACTTTGTAGTTTACCATATGCAGTACTGATGCCCGATACCGCAGAACCGCCTAATTTTAAAGCATCTGCTAGAGGATTAAATTCTTTTGAGGCTTTGCTCATTGCCTCTCCAAATGCACCAGATCCTCCACCTCCTCCACCTTGGTTTCCACCGCCAGAATTACCAGCACCGCCATTTTTTAATCGTTGTGCTAATTTGTCTAACGTGTCGTCGCTTAGGTCAACTTTATCGGCCATAAAAAAATCCTAGAAATATAGTATATTTATAGGATTTGAAAAGTAGGTAGTTAATGTTATTTGTAGATTGAATTAGCTGCTCTTGGTATGCTGGGTATTTTTTTAACTTCTGGATCGTTAGGATGCAACGATATGTAATTTTGTACACTTGTTTTCATAAAAGAAAAATCATCCAGTTTGCCGTCAGGACCCACAATATTAGTACCGTTGATTATAACAGCATCTTTGCCAGCATTGGGTTTGTTTATTTTTCCAAAGTCAGTGACTTTTTCATCTTCTTCAGCAGCTTTGGGATTGACTTCTTTCTTCTTAGCAGCCATAGCATCAGCATATCCCATGCCAGGATTGCCGCCACTGTCTATGTACTTGTTCAGAATAGGAATCTCACTAAGCACGTATTTTCTCAACAGACTCCATGATTCGTATGGAATAGTACCAGCCAATATCAAAGGTGTCAAAAGATTATTAAACATCCAAGTTTCAAATGCATGGCTGCGTAAAAATTGTTGCAGTGCGGTGAACACAGCAGCTTGCAATCCAATGCCCACCACAGCAGCCACACCTCCGGTAAAAAATCCAGCACCCAGAGTGAGAACTCCAAATATCAGTTTGGCTATAAATCTAACAATTGTCATATTGGCCAGTATGTCCACCAACCAGGGTGCAAAGAATTGTACCTGTGCCAGTCCCAAGAATGCCTTTTGATAATCAGCAAATTGCTGTTTATTGAGTTCACCTTTGAGATACCTCTGTTCCAACACATACAATCTGTATTTGGTTTCAGCAACTATTTCAAAAGCCTGCAACATTTTTAAGATTGCAGCCCAATTGCCTAAGGATTTGACCGCTTCAGCTTTACTGGCTTTTCTAGCAGCCACACCGGCAGGCGTCTTGTCTTTGCCAAAACTTTCCCACGCCATGGTGGCGGTGCCTATTCCTGCCAGTGTACCGCCCACAGCAACACCTGTTGCAGCAGACCGCCCAGCAGCAGTAGCAGCTGTGTCAGTTTTTTCGTCGCCCTTGCCCCAGTTGAACGGATTTAGATCTTTCAATGCAAATTCGTTCAAGGGCTGTGGAGTAATGATTTCATAGACTTTCATAATAGATATTTACCATTTATATGTGTTCAAATAAAAATACCCCAAAAAGTACGCATATAAATACAAGACAAACGGAGTAATAACATGGCCAATAATCCATTACAGAAATATTTTAGACAACCAAAAGTTTTTATCAAATTGCCATCTGGTGGTATTTTTAGCAAGCCAGGCACAATTCAAGGCGATTTAACACACATGCCAGTGTACGGTATGACTGGCATGGATGAAATCATAATTAAAACGCCTGATGCATTGCTGTCAGGAGAAAGCACAGCCAATGTGATTGCCAGTTGTTGCCCTAATGTCAAAAATCCCTGGGAGCTGTCTAACATTGACATCACTATCATTTTGGCTGCAATTAGAATTGCCACTTATGGCAACGAAATGGCAGTTAGTCATACCTGTGGAAATTGTGCCACTGAAAATGATTATGATTTGGATCTAAGTCGTGTTATCGAGCACTACATGAACTGTGTTTATGATAATAAAATTGTGCTGGACAATCTCACTATTCAGTTGACTCCGTTGACTTACAAACAAAGCACAGAATTCAATTTAATCAACTTTCAATTGCAACAAAAAATTGCACAGACTGAAATCATGACAGATGATGAACAAAAACAAAAACTGGTAACAGAATTGTTTAAAGAATTGGCAAAAGTCCAAAACGACATATACAAATACACCATTGAAAGTGTCAGCACTGTGGATCAAGTAGTGACTGAACGCTCTTGGATCATGGAGTGGTTGGAAAATGCTGACCGCACAGTGTTTGAAGCCATCAAGCAACAGAATTACAAAAACAATGACACATGGGCCATGCCAAAGTTTCCTGTAAAATGTGAAGCATGTGCTACCGAAACCAAACTCACAGTGGAACTTGATCAATCAAATTTTTTCGTAAAAGCCTAATTAACCTCTCTCCTCAAGAAATTGAACAGAAATTAATTAGGCTCGACGGCCAAATCAAAGAGTTCAAACAAGAACTTTTTAGAATCTCGTGGTACATGCGTGGTGGTGTCACAGTGGACGAACTTCTACAACTGTATAGTTTTGAAGATCGTGACATGATCTATAATGTGATTAACGAAAATATCGAAACCACTAAAGAAACACGAATGCCTTTACTGTAAAGAAGAACTTGCGTTCTTCTGTTCTTCGCTTTCGCTCGAACTGTTGTTGTTTTTAAGAACTATCAACTGCGAAGCAGTTTAAATATTATCTAGATTGTGTAGTCACACTTCGCCCTGGCGGGCAAAGTTATTTGAACATTATCTGAGTTGAGCAGTTCACTTAGCGTTTGCACTACAAGTATTTCTACTAGCTTAGGCGGTTATCCGGTACCTAATCATGCTGTCTTATCACAACGGCGGCACACACTCATACGCTAACATGCGTGTGTACGTGGGGCGTATTTCCCCTCTTTTAGCCTTTTAAAATCTTTTCAAACAGCAAAATCAGTTGTGTCAAGGCATATCTGATCGTCGTCCTGTAAAGGATAGTTGCTGAGTACTCCTAACGGCTGGAGAATTTCCCTCCCTGCGATCCGAGATCCAGGTGTACGGGCACATGAAATTGGCTTGTGCTTGCTTTAACCGTTTAACTTTTTGCCTTTGATGTGGGAGCCGTGGACACGAACAGATATCTGACCGTTATAATATTCGTCAGATTCCAATACCCTGCGTGTAAATTGTTCTCGTGCCTCTACGTATGACGTTTCTGCCTTGGACTTACAATAAAATAGTATTTCCCTGCGAAAGTTTTCTTGACCTAACTGCACAACATCTTTGCCTAACTCATCACTGGAACCATAATAGTCCTGCCAATCGCTGTCAATTTTGCTGCGGATTTTCTTTTTCTTCTTGGTGCCGTTCTTTAACTTGACCACTTTGTAAGTGGTTTTTGCAAATTTGGCTAATTTTTTGCCTATGTACATACGCCCAGTGACTGTGTTTGTTATGAGATACACAAACCCAACACAATCCTCGGGCAATTCTTCTATTAATTGATTTTCGTAATACCAAGACATACACTAGTTAGTGCTATCTTGATCTCCACTTGTGCCTTTTTGATTTGCCTTGCGTTCACGTTTAGCTGTGTCCAGATACACACGATATTTTTGAACATGTTCTCTACGTTGCTTTGCTATGATTCTAATTTGTGCTAACCAGTAGCGCATATTTTCGCCTGCGATGCGTGTGCCTTTTGCCTGCCAATCTTGATTTGCTTTGAAGTATTGTCTAAAAGCCGCCATGAGTTGTTCATGCGACTCTTCGTTTTGTGTTGATGATGGCTCAACGTGTTTACTCATTGCCTTTTATTATGCCTAATAATTGTTTGTGTCCGTAGCTTCGAATAAATTGTTCTTCTTCAGCAAAGTGCTCACACTGGGCTATTGCCTGTTCTGCTGACCACTTGATTCTGTACAAGTCCTTTTTACATTCCCAATGCCACGCATTATTACGTCCACGCTCATTTGTGGCGTCTCTAATGCGTCGACAAAGTTCATAAACTTGTTCAACAGTCCAGGCTTTTAGCATTATTCTGTGACCTCTAAGTCGTTTGCATAGCTGGTATACCCATTTTCTTTGATAACCTTTAGAACATTGTTAACACGCCCAATCAATTCATCCTTGTGACTGATCAAGAAAATGTTCTTTTTACGTTCTCGGCTCATCTTTTTAAGCACTGCTAAGGCACCTTCTACACCAGCTGAGTCTAATCCGTTGTCAATAAGTTCGTCAACAAACAACAAATTGATTTGTTGATACAAACTTTCCCACACATCACGGAATGCCCAAGACAAACTCAGTATCAATCTGTTGCGTTCACCTCGACTCAAGTTATCAAAGTCCAAGTCCTGCCCCAGTTGTGTGATGATAACAGTGAGGTCGTTCTGGAATATCACCGTGTGTGGCAATCCCATCTTGTCAAGATAGTGCGTCAGTCTGTTGTTTAGATAGGCCAAGTTCTGATCTATAATCTTTTTTCGTATAAAACTGTCTTTGCTGGTCAGCAATTTAAGTAAAAACTCCTGATGATCTTTGAGACTATTGAGATTATTAACACCATCCCAGGAAATTTCTTGCATGGCTGTGTCAGTAAGCTCGTCTATTTGCTCTTGATACGGATCAGTTTCGTCTGCTTTGGTAATTAATTGTGTTTCCAATGTTTTTAAATTGTTCTGATGCTTGAGAGCCTGCTCCAAACTATCGTAATAAGTGTTGGGCCTGCCGTTAATATCTCCAATTGTTTCTAATTCTTTAACAATTTTGCCTAGATCTTTTGTAACTTTGTTAAAATAAGTGTTGGCTTCTTCCAAATGCTTTACTGCCAGTGCATTCATTTCTTCATGTTTGTGATCATGCAACTGTTGTTCGCAAGCATGGCATGTTTTGTTTGCTAGACTTTCTAGTTCTTTTGTGTACTTTGTTAAACTTTTTTCTGCTTGCGCCAGCGCACTTTCCAGAGTAGCACGTTCTTTGTTCAAACTTTTTAGTTTGGCAGCACTTTCATCGTAAACTTTTAGTTCTGCATGCTTTGCTACTTCAGAATCAATGTCAACACTTTCAAGTTCCACAATTGCACGACCAATTTTTTCTATTTCGTTAGCATGTTGTGTGCGCCAAGCACTTTGTCTAGTTAATAATGCATCAATACTCTTTTGAATACCTTCATTGGCTTTCTTGGTAGCTTCAATATTGGCAGACTCTTGAGTGATATTTTCTTTAGTTTGTCTAATAAGTTCTTTTAATGCTTCAGCCTTTTCACTTAGCAAAGTAATTCCCAGCAATTGTTCAATGATAACTCGCTGATCATTTGCCCGCATGCTGAGAAATGGCTCTGTGTAAGTGTTAAGGGCAACAATATGCTTGAACATGTCGTGGCTCATGCCCAACAATTCATCAAGATCTCGTTGCGTTTCTCGCATGTCTCCTTGCGAGTCGTCTGTTTCTTCAGTTTCTTGTGCTTGATCGTTGACAAAAAACTGTAGAACATTGGGTTTGCGCCCACGTTCAATGCGATAGTCCATGCCGTCTTTTTCAAACGCCAGTGTAACCAACATGTTTTTATTGTTAATCTTGTTAATTAGATTATCTTTTTTAATATTGGTTAATGCATTGCCAAACAATGCGTAACTCAAAGCATTCACAATGGTAGTTTTACCTGTGCCGTTGCGACTGCCATTGTCATCGCCACCTTGATCCAAGTTTTCACCCAGTACCAGTGTTAGATTTTCTTGTGCAAAATTTACAGCTTGGGTTTGATTACCTACGCTCATAAAGTTTTTAACTGTCAGTTCTTTTAATTTTAAACTCATAGGCTATTATAAATTGATAATAATACGTTTTTGTCAAATTGATCACTGTCAATGTTAACAATTTGGCTACTGACAATCTGGTCCACACTCTCAAATGCTTGTATATCAATGTTAGTGTTGATTTCTATGTCTTTCTTTTCTGCAATCAAAGTCAGTTCTCGGATATCATAGTCCGCAATGAATTTTTCTTTGATAAAACTTGCTTCTTCAAATGTGATATCTATGTCAAGTGTAACACGCAAGTGCTGTTTGGGTCTGATAATTGTCTCAGCATCGTCAATCAATTGACTTAGTTTGACAGTTCTAAATGTGGGTTGGTTGGGCCAACTGTGATATTCTGGAGTTCCACCCCATTCTAATATCATCATGCCACGGTCATCGTCCCATGCATCTGCATAGTTGTGCGGGAATGCATTGCCAATGTACACCATGTTCTTCTGTTGCTGGCGCTTGTGAAAGTGTCCACTAAAGCCAAGTTCATAATTTTTAAAACTATCCAACTGAATCTCACCGTGATCCGGCATTTGAATCATGGCATTCATAAAGAAGCTGGGCAACTCAAAGTGGCCAAATATGTACTTGCCGCCTTTCTTGCCCACGCTTCGCCATTCGTCTCCTACAAGCCACGGGCAAAGGGTAACATCGCCAATGGTAGTGGGTTCATGAACCACAGTAATTCCAGGAATATACTTGCCAAACTCTACAGAATGAATATCACGCTTGTCTTTGTAGTAAAGATCATGATTGCCAGGAAAGAAATAAAAGTTATCGAACGCCTGACCCAACTTTTCCAAAGCCCTAAGACTATAGTCCATAGTGGTGATATTGAGACTGTTGCGATTGTGATGCCAATCGCCCATAAAAATTCCAGTATCACAACCTTGCTCTTTGGCTTTGGCAATGTACCACTCCACAAATTCCTCACAATCTTGATTGTGGGTGCTACTGTTGCTCTTGAGACCGAAATGAATGTCGGTAAAACAAGCCACTTTTTTAAATAAATTACTCACTGGCAGTATCCTCATTGTGTCGTTTCAAAGCAGCTGCATGTTCGCCTGCACCGGTTCTGCTGTAACTGGATTCATCCCATTCATT